TGGATTCGCGGCGTGACCGGCGCGCATTATTCGAAAAGCAGTTCGAGGAGCTCCACGGACGATACCCGCAGGATTTCGCGTTTGCGCCAGTTGCGCGTTTTTCGGCGATTCGGGATGACAATAACGGTGCGATTGGATGCACCAAAAGCCATATTGAATGTCTTCGTATTGCGAAGAATAATGGTTGGGACCACGTTCTCATTTTTGAAGATGACGCGTTGCTTATTCACCCAGAAGTGCTAGTTCATCAAGTGTCGTCCTTTCTCTCGCGGTTTCGCGATGAATGGGACGTCGTATTGTTTTCCGGGAATAATTTCCCGCCATTTAAAATAGAAGCGCCGGATTGTTTTCGGATTGCGAATTGCCAGACGACAGGCGGTTATCTCGTGTGTAGTCGATATTATGACACGTTACTTCGTAATTTCGAAGAAGGGCTTGCGGGGCTCACTGCGAACCCTGGAAATGCGTCTGTATATGCGTGTGATGCGTATTGGAAACAGCTTCAACGCGCGGACCGATGGTATCTTATCACGCCTGTCTGCGTAATCCAGCGGGCTGGTTATAGTGATATAGAGAAACAAGACGTAAATTATGAGAAATTGATGACGGACCTTGTGAAAAAGCCGAAGCCGCCGACGACGATGCGAATGCATATGTAGCGCCAAGACTCTACGCGTCCGTTAAATACCGGTCTACGACCCACCACGCAAAATCGCGGTCGCTCGGGTAATGATGCCCTGCCATAATCCGAATATTCGCACACTTGGTCGCGATATCCATAATCGCCTGGGTTTTGGCGGGAAATTTACGTGCGAGTATTTTCGCTAAATAATAAGTCTGAACGGCGTGCCCCGATGGGTATGCGGGAGTTGATGCGGCGTCTGACCGCAAAAGCGTCCCATTTGCCTCATTGATGAGTTCTGGCGCGATTTGTGCTGGACGGGCGCGATTATAGAACCATTTCATCATTTTCGTTATGAAAATGACACGGGTGTTTGTCATAATCCCGTCCATTTCCGTGACGGACATTTCGTCGGGTGTAATCACCGGTGTAAATGCGGCGGCGGGGTTCATATCTGTCATACGAAAAAATGCGACGTCACTCGGCATTCGCTTCATAATGTATTCGGTGACGACCGTGTGGATTTCGGTGCGACTTTCCGGGAATGCTTTACCGAACCCCGATATCGTGACATTAAATGATGGATACCACCAATAATATCGTGTAGGTTGGACGAGGAGAACGATAATATACGTAATTGCTAAAGCCACGAAAATACGGAAACGGTCGGGGTCGCGTTCTACGATATTGTAATGATATGAATTGAAGCGGTCGCGGAGTTCGGATACAGCGCCACTTTCTTTTTTGGGAGGGGGGAATCCTACCCAGGACCGAAATTCATTGACTCCTGGTAGAACGACCATTGCGGTAATATATACTAGTTGAAGCATATATTACGGGGGGTGGAATGGAATGAATGGAATGGAATGAATGGAATGAATGGAATGAATGGAATGGAATCACGCGTTGTATTTAGACGCGGAGAGGGGTAGGGAATCCGACGAGGTTGGCACCGATACCAAAGCCCGCACCAGTCCTGGCGCTAACAGCCAAACTGGGAACATATGTATCCAGGATGCTGAAGGTGGCCGCGGCGGTCAGAGCAATAAGGGCAACCTCATCAAACGACAAACTGCGTTTGGGGATGGCGTAAGCAGCGATAGCCACCATAACACCCTCTACCAAATATTTAATGGTTCTCTTCACGAGTTCGCCTAAATCAAAAACTCCAGACATTGTGTTTATTTATTATAAATAATGTCAAGAAATTAATATTTACAAGAGTTATGCGTTAAATAACTTAAACATCTATAATGTAGTATATTATACATTCCATTCCATTCGGCTCCATTCCATTTCGCTATGTCCACTCCTTCCGGCGTTGAACTGAAACACACCAAGACCGGTGATGCCAATCCTAAATATATCGACTTGTTAGAGGAAGACAAGCCCATCGCAGGTCAGAAGTTCGCGTGTTTGTCCTTCGTGTCGCCAGAACACATTTTGAAGCAGAAGGACCATTTCTTTTTTGAGAAGTTTCTTCATTACTGGGACTATCAAAAGTCAATGGAGAAGTTCGTCCAGTTTCTTAATTTCGTTTCATTTAAGCACCACGTTAATTTTGACAAATTGACAGCGGATTTTCAGGAGTTTGCTAAAGAAGAGAAGGAAACGCTTCAAAAGACGAACATCTATGACGAGTATAAAACCTTCCTAGACAAACATGAGGATGACCTTGATGGCGAATTCAACGAGAAGCACAATTTCCAGACAACTGTGCGCGGTTTGAAGGTGCGCGGCGTGTTCGGTTCACAGAAGGAGGCCGAGTTGCGTTGTCAGATGTTGCGTGAGGTGGACCCGAATCACGATGTATTCGTCGGACCTGTCGGTTTGTGGGTTCCCTTTCACCCTGACGCGTATAAGACTGGTCGGGTAGAGTATATGGAGGAGACCTTGAATCAGCTGATGGTAGAGAAGAAGAAGAACGAAGACCAGGCTAAGACTGAGTTTGACAAGCGTGTCAAGGATACGAAGGCAAAGGCGATTCAAGAGAATATGAAGTTGGCGAAGGAGAGCGGGAATAAGTTGACGCAGATGTTGGCGAAGGACGGCGAGACATTGGTGGATGCGAAGCCGAAGGACCTCGAGAGCACGAGCAGTGCGGGCAGTGCGGGCGAGGGAGTTGGCGGCGGTATTTGGAATCACGTGGACGAGACGTCGTCAGTGACGATGACTGTGGAAGATATGCGCAAGGAGTTGTTTGAGAGCGAGGATGTCGTGATGGATAAGAATAGCGACCACGGGTTGTCACGGTTGGCGGGGGCGGGGGCGAAGGAGATGGATAAGGTTGATTAGTATTTGAATATTCTAAATGAAAACAAAGGTCATTATTACTACTGAAGTAATAATAATGTCACATATGCTTATCTACCATTTCTTGGTAAATGTAACATTGGCGTTCCACCCACTAGACTGGCTGTAGCCACCACCAAAACTAAGAGATGAATTCTTTGCTTGAGCAGATACAGCAGAAAAATCGGTAGAAGACACCGTTGTAGGGTTCGTAAATTGGAGAGTTCTCATTCAAATGTGTTATAATAAAACATAAGATTATAATCCGGAGATTATAGTCCAAGATATTATAATGATATTATTACTGGTCGTGTGAATTCGTTACTTAGACGGACTCTGCGACACAGTAATAATAATCCTTGAATACTGTTTTGTCTTTGACGCTGCGACTCATTTTGGCGGTGGAAATCTGTAGAGATTAATATGTAATTAAATTGATTAATATGTAATTAAATTGATTCAAAATTTTGTTATAAAATTTATATCATAAAGCAAAATGTGCAGCTCAAAACGATTATGCGATGATGAAGAATGTCAAACCTGCTTTGAAAAATCATTTGCTTCACACGAAAAATCAAAATATTGGAGCGACAAAAATTGTGATGTAAAACCAAGACAGGTTTTCAAATCTTCCGGACATAAATATTGGTGTGATTGTGATACTTGTGGTCATCAATTTGAAAGTGGCTTACACAGTATTACTAGAATGAACTCTTGGTGTCCTTATTGTGCGAATCCACCTCAAAAAATATGTAAAAATAAAGATTGTCAAACATGTTTTGACAAATCATTTGCTTCACACGAAAAATCAAAATATTGGAGTGAGAAAAATGGAGATGTAAAACCAAGACAGGTATTTAAATCTTCACACACAAAATATTGGTTTAATTGTGTTTGTGGTCATCAATTTGAAAGTATTTTAAAGAATATCACAGCACTAAATTCTTGGTGCCCTTATTGTACTAATCCACCTAAACAATTATGTGAAGATACAGATTGTCAAACCTGTTTTGACAAATCATTTGCTTCACATGAAAAGTTGAAATATTGGAGCGAGAAAAATGGTATTGTAAAACCAAGAGAAGTATTTAAATCATCACACACAAAATATTGGTTTGATTGTGATTGTGGTCATCAATTTGAAAGTGTTGTAAAGAGTATTACTTTACTAAATCCAACTTGGTGTCCTTATTGTGCTAATCAAAAAATATGTAAAAATAAAGATTGTCAAACATGTTTTGACAAATCATTTGCTTCACACGAAAGGTCGGAACAATGGAGTGAGAAAAATGGTGATATAATCCCAAGACAAGTGTTTAAATCTTCTAGTAATAAATATTGGTTTGATTGTAATTGTGGTCATCAATTTGAAAGTGTTGTAAGTCATATTACTTCACTTAGACCGTCTTGGTGTCCTTATTGTGCTAATCCACCTCAAAAATTATGTGAAGATAAAGATTGTCAAACCTGTTTTGACAAATCATTTGCTTCACATGAAAAGTCGAAATATTGGAGCGAGAAAAATGGCGATGTAAAACCAAGAGAAGTATTTAAATCAGCAAATACAAAATATTGGTTTGATAGTGATTGTGGTCATCAATTTAATTCTAATTTAAATAATATTACTGGACTAAATTCTTGGTGTCCAATTTGTGTAAATAAAACCGAAAAAAAAATATATGAACAACTATTACAGTCCTATCCAAATATCATTTCACAGTTTCGCGCGGACTGGTGTAAAAGTCAAATTACCAGTCGCATTCTTCCATTTGATTTCGTTTTGGAAGAACAAAAGGTTATTATTGAGTTAGATGGACGGCAACATTTCGTTCAAGTCAGGAATTGGAAAACACCGGAAGAACAATTTGAAAATGACCAATACAAAGAAAAATGCGCGAATGAAAATGGTTATTCTATAATAAGAATTATTCAAGAAGATGTATGGAATGATACGTATGATTGGTTGAATGAATTAACTCAAAATATTATTAAAATTACAAGTGAACATACAATACAAAATATTTATATGGACAAGAAAAACGAATACAAAAACTTTAATTAGTGTAGTAGAAAGCAAGATAAAATTGAAATAAATAGACAGTGGATAATTGTAATATATAATACACTATCTTTACATTATGCCCGAGTTCACGCGCGATTTGGAGGAGTTGGTATCCGAATTCAATACTAAAAAAATCAACATAATAAGAAACTTGGAGAAGAACTACCGAGAGAATGTCCATTATATCAAATATCCGGTCACCGCTGATGGTAAACCGAACAAACACGGCGGACATAACCGTATCGTATATATGCTTACGGAAGAAGCATTTGAACTCTTCAAGAACTCATTTAATTTCAGAACCAAATACCTTGTTTCAGCGTCAGAGCAAATACAAGTTGTCAAATTCCCAATGTGCATCGAAGGCCAGACCATCGGGTTTATTGAAAATGCGTATAGTGGCGCTTGTGCCATGTCGCGTCAGTTTCAGATTGGACCGTATAGGGTAGACTTGTGCTTCACGCACAATAAAATCGTTGTAGAATGTGATGAATACGGACATAGCGACCGGTCAGAGACGGACGAGGCGGTGAGAGAAGAATACATTAATAAACGGGGTTACGTAATCATACGTTATAATCCAAACAAACCTGGATTTGACTTGTCGGATGTATTGAATGATATAAATATGAGATTGTTCTGAAGTTGCAGTGTTGATTTAAAAAATTAAAAACGGTTTTATAAAAGCGATGGGTAGAATATGGTCGCTTTTATAAATAAAAAGCAAGATTGCGAAAGCGATGTGTCGGATATCAGTTGCTTTCATATATTAAAAGCGGTTTTATGAAAGCAACGGCAAAAATGACGCTTGCTTTCATAAATGAAAAGCAAGAATTATGATTAAAATGCTAATTTCGGCAAATCGCTTGTCATTTTGGAGAACCACTCTCGCCAATTCGTGAGTAACTTTCCATCACCACTTGCTCTTCTTCACATTTATCTTCGGTCCCTTGCCACTTTTCGCTGCATTAGGGTCATACGACTGCTCTCCTTCGTCGTCAGAACCGAGATTCTTGGATATTTCCCAGAATTCCTTACTGCCGAGCTTGAATGGCCCGTGCTGTTGTGCCTTATACCAGAAGATTTGGTCTTGTAATTTGTTGGATTTCGCGTTGTTATTGATGACGAGACACTCGTAATTCTCGGTACACTGGTCCATCACCTGACAAAAGCTCTCAAAAGTGGGGAACATACCCGCATAGTTGTCGTAGATTCGCTTACGATTCGCAATATATGGTTCACGGAGGATAAAAACGTAGTCGATATTCGTGCGGAGATTTGGAGGGATACCAAGGGGATATTGCATTGTGATGACTAACATGACCTTCCAGTGTCTACCGTTCATGAAGAGGAGGCGCATCATCACGTCCTTCGTCCATTTGTTATCATACAAACAATCATCCAATACAACGAATGTCCTTGGGTCAATGGATGACTTCTTATACATATCCTGTTCTTTTTTGACCTGCTTTAAGACAGCCTTTTGGCGCTTTAGAATATTCTCAATGATGGCCGTATTATAAGCGTCATGGATGAACAGTTTTGGGACATGGGCCGCGAAGAATCCGTTGCCTGCCTCCGTCCCGGAGATGACTGTCCCGATGGGAATATCCTGATGATGAAACATCAAATCCTGAACGAGGAAACTTTTACCGGTATCACGACGTCCAATGAGAACGATGACTGGGCCCTTGTTTTCATCGGGGCGAAAACTGATAGCCTTCATCTCGAACTTCGCGAGCTCTAAATTCATAGTATTGATGTAGACGATTATAGTAATAAAAATGGCATATATTATTTTTATGACATTTTTACGAATGGACGGAATGGACGACGCCCGTTTAAAATCAATATAAAACTTCTATTCATCAATCATATCAATAAGTATTATACATTTAGGAACAATGACAGACAATGCGGCATCGGCCTCGGCATCGGCGTTCCAACTTCATTACCGTAAACACAAATATACCCCTGATAAAATAGAGTCCGCATTACTGTATGATATTCAAAATTATATACCGATATATTCACGATTTTTTGATGTAAATGAAAGCAACTATAACGGAATCCAATTGAACCAAAAGTATTATTTACAGAATATCATCTCGCATCCAACGCAAATCATTGATGCCGACGCCGCCGCCGCCCACGCTGCCGACCACGCTGCTGACCACAGCAGTCATTCCCTAAACCATTTAGAAACGATTATTGCTGACGACGACGGAAACACCAACAACGTCCCAATGTTTGTCAAGTATTCTCCTCTTCTTGACCCTATCCGTTATTTATCCGGGAAATATGATATACAGAAGGATAACAAAACGCGCGCGCTTCCCAAATACAATTCTACGCCCGAAACGTGTGATGATAAAATACTCAATACAAATAATTCGTCGTATGCTGACGGATTTTTCTCCTATTTGACGAGCCGCGCACTTCACGAACACGGAATCGTCCATGGAGTCGACTATTATGGCAGTTATTTGTGTAGACAACGCGAATTTTCCACCAATGTGTTTGATGATATTGACTATCTTGTTGGATGCTCCTTTTTCAATACATACGAAAACGAACTCTTTACGATTGATTATTCACAATTCGGAGATGATGAGACCGGCGGCGGCGGCGGCGGCGAATTCTCGGATATCAATATAAGCAAGTTGATGAAAATCCGCAACAAAATGAAACCAATGATTGGCGCAACTGGGGGCAATAGCTATATCCAACCGGAGGATTTCCCGAACATCAAAAACCGAATCCATATTCTTGAAAATGTATCGGATAATGAAGCAATGGTGGTGGAACCATATACCGCGTCGGTCGTGGATGATGGGTGTATCATTGGAGATACATCCGTAGAGGTCGTAGATTTAAATGTGGAAGAACTCGCCGATACGATGGCGGCGTTAATCCCAAAAAATCAGACAAGAGACCGCGACGACGACGGCAACGACGATAGTGATTCGTCTCAGTCAAATTCGTCGTATACTACGGTAAGTGACGAGGAGGAGGACGGTGATGACAGCGGCGAGGAGGACAGCGGCGAGGAGGACAGCGGCGAGGACAGCGGCGAGGACAGCGGCGAGGACAGCGGCGAGGATGGAGATAAGGATACTGGCGATGCTGAAAAAGCGGGTGACGACAACTCTTCATACGACAGCGACAGCGGAAGTTATGACAGCGACGACGAACAACTCATCGTAAAAATAAACGATTTCCCCATCCAGGCCATCCTCCTTGAAAAGTGTGTCAGCACGCTCGACCATATTATGATGACGGATGAATTGACAAAAGAAGAATGGGCCTCTATTCTATTCCAAGTCATAATGACGCTCGTTATCTATCAGAAAATGTTCGCGTTTACACATAATGACCTTCATACAAACAATGTGATGTTTATTGAAACGAAAGAGGAGTTCATTTACTACATCTACGAAGGCCAGTATTACAAAGTTCCTACCTATGGTCGCATTTTCAAAATCATTGATTTCGGGCGCGCGATATACAAGTTCCGCGGCGAACTCATCTGTAGCGACAGTTTCCACCCCAAAGGCGACGCCGCAACCCAATACAACTTCCCCCCCTATTATAACCCGGAAAAACCCACAGTAGAACCCAATTTCAGTTTTGATTTATGCCGGCTCGCGTGTGCGCTGTTTGACTATTTTATCTACGACCTGCGTAAAGTGGAAAAACTGTGTAATTCTGACCCCATAATTAAACTGGTTGTAAAATGGACGACGGATGACAAAGGGCGTAATGTGCTCTATAAATCCACTGGCGAAGAGCGGTATCCCGATTTTAAACTGTATAAGATGATTTCGCGGTCGGTTCATCACCACGTCCCATCCACCGAAATACACAATCCGTTGTTTGATGGGTATAAAATCACATATAAAAAATACAAGAAGCACGCAGCACTCTCTGCGAAGTTCTTGAAGGCGGGGCGAAACACGCATATTCTTATGAATGTAGATACATTGCCGGTGTATTATACAGTCTAGTCGCCGCTGCTGCGGTCGCGATGATTTGCGAGAAACAGCTCTCGGTGAGCCGGAAGCCCGTTCTTCGCGATGAACTCAATATTGCGCATCGTCCATCCCATCGAACCTCCAGAATGGCCAACCTCCATCTGATACTGGACCAACGAAACGATGTCGTCATCGCCTGCGCTGAACTGGAACCCGCGGCCTTCTGGTGGGCTATACTCTGAGAGATACTTCCATACGTTGATTTCTTTGGACTTTACTTGTGGTAGTTCACCAGCGCGAATAATTGCGCGCATTCCGTCGCGAATCATATCTTCGGACCATTTGTCGTTGAAATACGAGAGGTCGCATTTGCTAACCGATCTTATAGTAAGAGGCCAATACATGGCCGCGGCGTCGGTGTCGGTCTCGGCGTCGGTCTCGGTGTCCATTTTGACGTCAGAAACAGGTTCTGGCGCAGGGACGAACGTCGGGGTGTCAGAGCCGGTGGCGGGCATTTTAAATATACGAATGAACCAGCGAATGAATGAATAAATCATATTCTTGCCTTTATATTCAATATAAACATAATCGAATCAATTTTATGTTTATAGTAAAAAATAGTATTAGTATTACTTTACGACGACGACAACTTAAAGAGACGCAACTAACTTATCGAACGCCATTTTTTTGAACACGCCCTTGTTTACTTTGTTTTTGAGTTCGGTATGTTCGCACATTTTCGCTTGAGTGATGATGAGCTTTGACAGTTTATCTGGGTTAAGCCGCTCACAAAGACCGACGACAAACCCGATGGCAAGATTTTCGGTTGTATTTGAGATTGTGATGTCGATATGGTTGGGCGATGTTTCCATCCAGTCAATGATGAACTTGATGACAACCCCGCAATCAGGGGTATTCGTTCCACGTGGGCGGATGATGAAATGGTTTATCATATCCGCGCGTAGGTTAGTCTTCAGAAGTCTTATAAATTCGGTCATTGACACGCCCCCAGCATGCGACCCCCTCCGACAACCATTCCAAAATGGAGTAGGATGATTTCCAATCATTACATCATATGTTGCCCCTGCTTCAACGAATTTTATGAAATTGGTATTGAAATTTATAAAGTCCGTCCTACTTCCATACGTGTCGTTCATTGCTGGGGAGAAAACCGCCTCTCGAAACTTGAACAGTTGTTGGACTTGTTGTTCCAGAACAGCCAACCTCTCTTTCGTTTCTCTCAGTTCATCTCGCAGTTCATCAATAACCCGATGATTGTCTTCCACAAGTGGCGGCGCACTAGGAACAAGGCCAATCGGAGGATACGAAACAACACCGGATGCTTCGAATACGAGTTTCCCACATTCAACTTTCATAGTTCCATAGCAGCCGGCTTCAATCTTTGCTAACAAATCTCTCGACATCTCTGATGTAAAGGTGATAATGATGTATAATACTCAATCACATACTATTTCAATCACATACTATTTCAATTTTATCTCTTCACACCCGCGCCGCCATCTTATCCAATATGACGCCCACGATGACACCCAGCGACAGACTGCCCGACACAAACCCGACAATGGCGGTAATAATCGTGACTACCCATCGTCGGTCAAACGACTGCGGTTTGAATAAACTATCCCAGTCACCGGTTTTATAAACGACCAGCAACATAACACCGACTACCGCCGCAATTGGAATTTCGTTGATGGCGCGACCAAAGAATAGACATATGACAATAAAAAGCACGCTCGTTATCACGGATGAAAACTGGGTTTTCGCGCCATTTGCCAAATTCAGTTTACTTTGACCGACCAATACACACCCACCGAATCCGCCCGTTACACCCGTCGCCACATTTGCGATACCTTGGACGAGACTCTCGCGGAACGAATCGCCCTTTATACCCAGCGCGCTTTCGGTATCCTTCACCATAATAAGCGATTCCAACAACCCGGTAAACGCCATCGCCGCCGAAAATGGCAGCATTTTCAGAAGACTGTCCGCGTCGTATTTGATTTTACTAACTGAATCTGATGAAATGATGGAGGGGAGGTCCGACTTTAATGCGCCGACGTCTTTCACGCGGTCGATATTGTAATATTGCGTAAAAATGTAAATAAACGCTGTGATTGCGAACATTGATACAAGACCGCCGGGGATATGGATATGTTGGTCGTTGCTATGCGTGATTGTAATGACACTGAAGAACGCAATCAGCGTGCTTACAACGGTAAATAGGGTCGTATTCGCCATTTTAAGCCCGGTCAACCATTTATGTTCCTTGTCTTTGAAGTTATCCAGTTGATGGACGGCGATGAGCCCGGCCAACGCAATCAGAAACCCCGACATAATATGTTTTGGAACATATGTGACATACTTATATAACCCGGTCATCGCCGCTAAAATCTGGATGAACCCACCAGCGATGACGGTAGGGATGATGTATTCTTTCCCGAGTAAGGTGGATACTCCTGCGATGGATGTGGCGACCGCCGCGGTTGAACCCGAAATCATCGTTGGCATACCGCCGAATAATGATGTTACGAGAGACATCACCATTGTGTTTTGGATGCCGGTATTCGGGGACAACCCCATAATAAATGCGAATGCGATGGACTCTGGAATCAATAAGAGCGCAATCGTCAGTCCCGAGAGAAACTCATTAATAAGTAACGTGGGCGACGCAGATGTCACGGCGTTCATCACTATAATATGTTCTGTAATATTATATAAACACTAGAATATATACTATAATAGATAGAAGTAATGGATAAAGTAATGGACAACCACGACGACGACCCTTGCGCCCGCGACACAATCACCATCGACGGGAAAACCTACGACATCACCGAATTCAAACATCCAGGCGGAAGTATCATCAATTACGTCAAAAATACCGCCGACGCGACCGAGGTGTTCCGCGAGTTTCATCATCGGTCATCTGACCGGGTGAATAAAGTCCTTAAATCATTGCCTATGTACCCGGAAAGTGCGCCGCCGCGTGTCGCACCCGAACACGCATTGACCGACCACCAAAAGGCAATGACCGCCGATTTCCGAGAGATGCGCGAGAAGCTCGTCATTCAAGGCTTATTTGAACCGGATTATATCCACGTTTATTTCCGTATGCTTGAACTCGCATTTTATTTCGGGATGGGGACGTGGCTTGCGTCCTATAATATCTATGCGTCTGTTCTCTCGTTCATCGCATTCAAGACCCGCTGTGGGTGGGTCCAGCACGAATGCGGCCACGTCAGTTTTACCGGTAACAAGCGCATCGACCGCGCCATCCAAACATTTATAATGGGATTCGGAGGTGGTGTAAGTTCGTCCGTCTGGAATTCGATGCATCAACGTCACCACGCCGCACCCCAGAAAATCAAGCACGATATTGACATAGATACAACACCGCTCGTGGCGTTTTTCAATCGCGCATTTGAATCAAACACTAACGGGCCCAAGACCGCGAGGTTTATGAACAGGTTGTGGATGCGGCTTCAAGCGTGGACGTTTTTGCCCCTTGTAAACGGTATATTTGTCCATTTGTTTTGGATGTATTATCTTCATCCGAAGAAGGTATTTCAGCGATTATGTTCCGCAACGACGAAGGGAGAGCGTACATCCGCCGTGTTTGAAATGGTCTCTATGACAGCTTCGCAAATATCGTTGCCGCTTATTTTTTACACTGGCGGTGGCAGTGGCGGCGGCGGCCTCATCTGGTCGTATTTCCTCCTAATGGTCGTTAATTTCTGGAATTTTATCTACCTCTTCGGCCACTTCTCTCTCTCGCATACATTTACTGGCGTAGTTCCTGAAAACAAACACCTCCTGTGGTTTGAATACGCGCTACAACACACCGTGAATATATCTACGCAGTCTGCGCGGGTGACGTGGATTATGGGATATCTCAATTTTCAAATAGAGCATCACCTGTTTCCGTCAATGCCCCAATATAAGAACGCCCTTGCGGCGCCGTATGTTCGTGCGTTTTGCGAGAAATGGTCGTCAGACCTGAAATATACCGAGCATTCGTATAAGGACGCGTGGCGCCTGATGTTATCCAACTTGAACCAGGTTGGAAAACACTATTATGAAAATGGCGTGTCTACGGCGGACGAACACGAACACGAAGATTAGAAGAATCAAAACCCGGGTGTATCCACAAATACAGCAGGCGCACCGCCGCCGCCACCGCCGCCACCGCCGCCGCCGCTACCGATATTCTCGAATTGGTTTAATATAAATACTGCTAATACTGCGGAAATACAAACGACGATGGAATCGCGGATAAGCACCTTCAATGGTTTCTGGCTATCGTGTTCTACGAATCGCATCTCCATAAATTTAAGTACAAAATAAACGGCGGCGACGACAACCCCGATGACGAATAGTTTCGTAGAGTTGAACATTACAAATACGATACGATACGATGTATATAGTTCTAAATAGAGGTATATACATACAATTTCAATTATTTATTCGGTATTATACGAATTGTATTAAGTTTGAAACGCCAACATTACCGGCGGATAACAAACATACATAACACCACCAGCGATTGCTAAAAACGCAAAAGAGAAAATGAAAATCAAAATGTCTATCAGGAAAATATTATCATACCATTTGCCAGGTTCTTCTTCTTCTTCGTCGGCCATATTATATATATGAATATGTATATACAATATATAAGTGAATATTATTGTTGTTATTGTTTTTGACAAGTTATACATAAATGCCAACCTAATTTCGCCTCAAGCGCTTTAAATACGTTTTCGGGCATTTGTTCGAACCAATCCTCCTTGACATATTTATATTGCTTGTATTCGGGGATTTTGTATGGAAAAATATGTTCTTGACGAATTTGGATGTTTCTAAATTGTGTAAACATCTTATATATTTGGTCATTGGTATATGTAAATGCCACCGGGCAATTGGACTGTGCTTCATATTGGTCTAAACCGCGGTCAATCATTATTTTCTTCCACGAGTTTTCAGCGTATACCATAATTTTAAGAACGCCGTCCGGTTTCAATAATCGTAAACAGTTGTCTATTATTTTTTGAGGGTCGGGTGAATGATGAATCACGCCAAATGAATAGATGAGGTCAAAAACGCCGCCATCACCGCCATCGCCGCCGCCGCCCACGGCAGCGGATAACTCGTCATAATTTTGGGCGTCTACATTGAAAAAACACCCCTTCAATTGAAACAATTCAAACCGTTGTTTCGTCAGGAGGAGTGATGTATTCGACAACTCGATTCCAGTATATTCTGCGCCATTTCTAGCAAAGTTTACTGCGTCCGTTCCTATGCCACAACCAATTTCTAATACCCTTTTCCCGTTCCATTTTTGAAATTCGGCGAAACCCGGGATATGTGACTCCACGAAATACTTTCGATTCTCTACTTGTTCGAAATATTCGGCTGTTCCAACTTCGCACGGCGAATGTCGTATATTACAGGGCCGTTCGTTCCAATAATTTATAATTTCCTCCATTATAAATTGTTTATAGTGTTTTCTATTTATATAAAAATACTACGCCAGTACTTCAATATCGTCTAATAATGGCGGCGTGTTAATATATTGCGTATCATTTAATGTATGAATATCCAAGGTGTCCAGTTTTATATCCCCGCCAATATTCAGACGGCCATCGTCGTCATCGTCGGCGTCTGCGTCTGCGTCATCTGTGTCGCGTGACATATATTCGTTCTTTCTCTCGCTCGAGTCCGTTTCAAATGTGCGGATTTGATTCTCTCCGAATGAAACGCCGCTGCCGCTGCCGCTGCCCTCCGCTGCGGCATCCACTACGTCGTTGTTTGTATTCACTGAGTCTGGCGTATTACTTCCATTCAATTCGCCAACGAAATCGAGTTGTCCGATACTGGCGGCAGTGTCCTCGCCGCCGCCGCCGACGCCCCCTGTGCCGCCCTCGTCGCCGTCTTCGCTTGAAACACGGTCACGTTCACGATGACGACGCCTGCGCGTAGACGAATGATGTGTGCGGCGCTTCGCCGAGAGGTCGGCGTCTTCTTCCGAGAGAATAGGCTCTTGTTTGATAACTTCCTCATTTTCCGTGACTTCTACGACATCCTCAATCGTTTCTTCTAAATACATCTTAATCAAGTCTTCCACCGGAATATTATCGCGAATTGTGTTATAAATACACTCCTTCACGATGATTTCGAACTCGCGATTATTGCGCTGGGTATGAAGCGGTTGAATGCCCTTCTCGAAGATATAAACATTGGAATACAGCTTTCGCGCACTATTGACGTAAATCTTATGAATGAAATCCGAGAGTTGCGGGATTTTAATGTCCACCTTCTTCTGCTTGGTGCCAACACGCATCACCGTCATACATTTCAGATGAATGATGTGGACACACGTAATCAAATCTTCTAAATACCCGCAGGAGCTGCGTTCCTTAATTCGCGAAGTCTCGTCCTTGATGATATTGGGGTTCCATTTGGGAACTCGCGAGAGAAGGTTCTGGAACGTCATCAGATATTTGTCTTGTTCTTTGGAACCCACGCATAGTTTTACGGCTTCATCAAAGATGGACCGAAATCCTTCTTGAATGAGGGGGGTTAAAATATTGACAAGACGAGACGCCCATTCGTTTTTTGATTCATATAATGATGTCACGGAATAATCGTCCATTACGCTACGCTCGCTCTACATAAAAGAAATATTTTCTAAACTCATTTTACAACGAAATACAATAAAATGGAGAAAAAACAGCAGCAGAAGTTTCTCGTTTCTAAATTCTTTCCGGACTTTGTCAAACATAATAAGGAGTTCGTATCGTCGCAGTTCTATCATTCCTGGATACGTGTGGACGAACTCAATGACATCCAACGCACAGTAGCCTTGTTCGTATAATAATACAGACAAATCCAGTATTTTTATGTATTCTTCGCGGGTAGGGCCCGTGTCTGCGCCCGTGTCCGGTCCCACGTCCGTGAGAAAACTCGGATGAACTTGAATCAACGACTGTAATGTATGTGGTTCTCTCGCTTTAATAATTTTATACGTATCACACGCTTGGTCGGCGAAGTAAGTGTGTAGGTTCACGGCGGGGTCGCTGCCGCCGCTGCCGCCACCATCCGTCTCTGTGGTGGATCCACCGAATACCGGCGGCGGGATATATATATCACAAAATCGCGAGAGAATCGGTTTCAGAAGACTATCCTTGTTTTCAACCACAATAAAAAACCGTGTAGATGAACTGAATAATTCAATACACCGCCGGAGCGCGGATTGTGCGTCAATCGTGAGCTTGTCCGCATTTGTCAGAATGACTGATTTGAAAATCGCGCCATCTTTCAGGTCAATATTCGTCTTTGCGAAAAACTTCAATTCCTCACGGATGAATCGTATGCCCTTTCCGTGCGCACAATTCGCGCGCATAACATAATTGTTCATCGCGGTTTTATCCCCGCCGTATACTTGCTGAATAAACCGATTCAGAATATACGTTTTCCCAGAGCCGTTAGGTCCATAAAAAATAATGTTTGGGATTTTCCGGTTCTTGATAAATACATCCAATTTGTTATGGATGTTTTGATGGAATTGACTTGTCATTATTATGTTGTTGTTATAATGACAAAATGTGTTTATATTCTTCCGCATTCGCTGCGTCACGCCGCATTCGCTGCGTTTATAGATTAATACTCTGCTCGAATGGCATAACCTTCGATGGTTTTGTATTGCTCTTCCCTCCCGCCGCGCCTCCCGCCGCGCCTCCCGCTTCGCCATCCGTATAATAATAGTTCGTGGTGTAATAATAATTTGTCGGTTTGGATGCGCCATTAAACGGCGACTCTTCTTCATACCCTTGACCGTTATACATTCCAAGATACGCTGTTGCCGCGGGCGACCCGTCCTCATAATAATACGCATTATGTTTCGCGGTTCGTTTATTTCCTGCGGGGTCATTAGGGTCAATCCAGTTTCCAATTCCGCGGATGATGTTGCCGGTAGCGTCGCGGATGGAACCGAAGAGTCCGGGTGCGCCTCCAGGACTGCCCGCACCGCCCGCACCGCCGGGCCTCTGTCCATATCCCTTGAAATTCCGCGTAATCCCGCGCTTGTAAATGTCATCTTCGCTGAGGTCGGAAGAGCTCGTATCGCGCGCGATGTCGTCATATTGCGAACGGGTGGACGCAAGCAAGTTCTTTTCAATCTGGGTGCCATCGGGTAAATACGTCGCCCAGCGCGTCACTTTCAGACAGTCTGCGTCTATACGGCACGCATCTGACCCGGTCTGGCCTGGATTGTTACATTTCCACGGGCATTTACGCATCAGAAGTATATTATTGCCTTCCGCCGATTTTACAATGTTGCCGCTCACGTCCATCCGGTAGACATTTTGGCAGTTGCCTTCATTGCTTGACAATGTGGATGGTTCCGTACATTTACGCACGTGGCCGTCATCGCCGTATCGCCAGTTTGCGCCGTCATACCACGAATCGGGGTGGCTTGCGATGAGACGGTTTCGTCGCGCAACGGCGACATCATAACTCAATTGCGCGTCGGTCTTCGCCTGCGGGGTCGTAGCAGAACGCAGGGCCTTATACGCCGATTCATACCCTTTCTGTGCCTCCACCGCCCAGTTCATCTGGCGTTTCACATCGGAGATAAGGACATTCGCTGCGGCGCTGGTCACGTATGTCGTGCCATCACTCGCGGTTCCGGAGGATGAAGGCGTGCCGGTGGATACGGCGGTATTCGGTCTGGCTAATATTGCTGGAAATATATATTCACCATCATCTAAAAAGTTATCTGACGTAAACCCAAAGGAAGCACCTGAAGCTGAGATGGTCGCTGCGGAAAATGTCCGTATTTTATTTCCATTCGAGCTTGATTGTACCACTGTGTCCGGTGTACGAAGACCAGATATAAATAATGTGGTCAGCACCCCTGCGCGAATGGTACTTGAACTAGTCATTTTAAATGTCGCATAAGAAGTTGAACCGGAAGCCGTTGTAAATATCGCATCACCATCTGATACGGTTGTGTCCTCTTGTTTAATTTGAACACTAATCGCGGAAGTTAGTTTTGTTACATTCGGTAGCTGTATCATCAGCAAATCACCGGTTTTATAGGGGTTTGTTAACATAAACTCCAATTTAAACGTGGTTTCCGACCCTACGGTGGATGCCGTATTCGAAACAATCCTTTCTACCAACACCGCCGGCGATGTTGTGATTTTACGGCAGGTTTTATAATTCGAATCAAGGTCATATGATTTGTCCTTGAATATTTTAACGATTTTGGTTGCGTCGCTTGCATGATACAAGTTCACAGCCACCATTTTCTCTGAACCAGACACCTGAACGTTGCTTTCTAATGTAACGAATATATTACCGGTTGGTGTAAATGTTGAAGCCGGGCTGGAGGTGGAGGTGGGTGTTTTAATACCTGTCAATTCCAACGTATATTTCCCAGCCAAAACATCCGCTACCGTTTGTTGTGGAGTATATATTATCTCAAAATTGACACCATTGACCGAAGCCGCAATACCCGTTACTGTGCCAGATGCCGGCGCTGAAAGTGTTTCAATCGCACTATTCGATGCGAACGGTCGCATTGAGATACTGAGGCCATCTGTGTTGGTATTACTAGCGTACGCGGTAGGTATTGATATTTTAATTGTCTTTGCGGGTGTTTGTCCTCCTTTCAGTTTGCCAGTACCTGTTGTTGTAAAAACAAACGAATACTTCATAGTACTATTCTGAACTAACTCGCATCGATTCAATATCAGTTCGCCGAGAGACGCGCTCCCTGGTTGAGTCGCATCATATGATAATGTCATTAAACTCACTGGTGGCGCGGATACCACGAGCCCTTCAATCACCCCCGACCCATATCCCTCGGATGGTGCTATCCAAGACCCAAACCCTCCATTCCGGTAGGTTCGCGAAATCCATACACTCACTAATAATACTAAAATAAGCACGAATACCACTGTGTATTTATCCTGGAATAACTCCGAGAATTTCATTTGTATACTAATTTATATTGTTATAAAAATAACTATCGTGTATATTGCTTATATTATATACGATAAAATAAATCTCTCGGTGCCTCGGTGCCTCCGTTAATACGTCTGTAAGCTATGTGTATACGGATTCTGTCTAAATGCGTTCAAGATGTCCGGCTGGATTCTCTCATTCAGTTTGCTTTCATCGTATCCCTGTGGCATCGTCATCTTACCATAAATATCGATACTCGGAATCATTGCGGGCGCATTCGTCGCGACCATCGTGCGATGATTGGCACGGTCGGCGTCTAGGCGGTCAATCTGGACGTTGGTATTAGAATTAAACAGCGACATTGCGCCGTGATTGGTTATATTTTTATAAGTCTTGTTTACATTATTGCGCTGGTTATATGCGGCGTTGTAGAGGCCATTCCCCATACGGGTCGCGGTTCCGCCTGCGCCTCCTAAATAGTCGGTGCTGGTCGTAGCACGCTCCGTTTCTTCTGGCGTGTTTTGAGAGATTAAATAACCAGCAGCAGCCTGACGCTCCACATTCAAGTGGTCGTATCCGACCAGACCCACTGTCGTCTCTTTAATCGTGGTAGGTGCGCGGTCGGCGGGATTAAATGTCGCAGTCACTGCGGCGGGGACTGGCATTCTCGCATTCTCGTAAAGGCGCGCATTACCGACCACATTCTCCTTACGAGACGGTTTGAGGACATCCATCAGAGGCGCAATAACGGCCTTGAGTGCGCCGTGGATACCGCCCATCTCGTTGGGGCGCACAGTCGTCCGATTATTATGCGTAAATTTATAGCTCGTCCTGCCAAAATCGGCCTCGGTCGCGGTATTCTTCTCCGCAGCATAGGGGTTGATGACAGGTTTTCCGTCATACACTTCACGCCGCGTATCCTCAAAATTCTTCGGCGCATACATGGCACCACCACCATCCGCCGGAGCAGTCGCACCGAAATACTCGCTCGTCGTCGTCTGGCGATTACTCTCGCGGTCCATCTCAATCGCGCGCTGGGTTTCGCCCTTCTCTGCGCCGGTCGTCGTAAACCACCGGTCAGGCGTATTCACAAAGAATGTGTCCGGCAGGTGTTTCTCCATTCGCCCTAAAGTGGCCGTGGTCGGCGCGGTTTGGATATAATGTGCGGCGGGTCCCTGGTGTCCTTCAAGAGAATACGAAAGCTTGGGGTTCGTCTTCACGCGCATTTCATCCACCCCGCGGTCAATCCATTTCTCTCGTGCGTCCATTCCAGAATTGAATCCGAGCGTTCCCTGTGAACCATATCCTTGGTCCAACCCGGGGCCGACGCGCACCTCTTCCCACGGCTTCACATTGGCGATTTTCATACTAGGGTTCACACGTGACTGGTAGAAATCGTTCTGGTTTGGCATACCATTGGGAAGATGAAGATTATCCAGCGGGCGGAAAAGGGGTGCCTGCTCGGTCTTGGAGAAGAACTGTGAACCACCGCCAATCTTATTATCGAGCACATTTTCGTGCATATTCGCGCCAGTCGTCGTCCCGCGGATTTTCGCGCCATAATACGGCTCCATATTATTATGCGTAAATGTCCTTGGGTCTATTTTGGTCCCCATCAATGATGTAAACCCGTCTTTGCTGTAATTATCGCCGAATTGTGTATCTAAACTTTCGCCGTAGGGGGGCTCTGCGGACGCCGACGACGACGACGACTGCGTAATGATACTATTCTTATCGTTTGATGAATCGCGCCCTCTCTCCGCAATTCCGCGCAGGATGCCTACACCACCGACACCGCCAGCGACACCGGCAGACATTTTATCAAAGTCTACACCTCGCGCATAATAACGGTCGGTTGCGGCATTCGGATTCTTGTAGTCATTTACATTGGAACCCGTATTCGGGCGAATCACCGGATAATTCGTGGTCGGAATGTTTGTGTTGGGGAGATACCGTGCCTCGTGTTTTCCAGCATTGCGGTATCCTTCGCGCGCGCCACCGCCACCGTTGTTATTTCGGTTGGATGCAATATAAGCCGCACCAAGACTTCCTAATATTAATGCGATTTCAGCCATATATTACGGTATTATATCTATCTATATTATTCCGATACATATAATATTCCGCGACATATAATATTCCGCTTCATTATGAAAACAGTGCGGTTGTTCCGCTAAACTGACGGAGGTCGCCAACATTCTGGATACCGCCGTCATCGCCGCCCACGCCGCCTAAACCGCGTTCATTATTGCGTCGTCCGCCCACCATCCCTTCCAATGCCGGGTTGGTATTCGCAGGATGAACCTGAAAATAAGTATCATCCGCGATTCCAGGAACCGTCGACTGCGGAACAAACCGGTCTTTTTCAATCATACGTGTATTCAGGTTATTATGAAAAGGAATAAATACATTCTCCTGTGGGTCAAAGTGGAGCATCTTCCAGTTGTCCTGCTCTACATCGCGCAACATCCACGCGGGGTGGGTGGCGCGGGTCTGTTCGACGGAACTACCACCCTTCATCGGGCACCGAATCATCTCGTTTGTGCGTGTTGCGACCGACGCGCGGTCATCGTGGTGGTAATTATCCACCGAATCTCGGTTCAGTTTGCGTGATAAGCCAAACAATTCTGCCTCAATATCCACGGAATTCGTCATAATATTGCCCGCCCAACCTTGCGCGCGGACATACGGGTCTTCCATATAAAGCGGTTTATCACCGGGGCCGGGCGCATTCAAATGGTATCGCCCTACATCGGTAGATTGCTGAAGTTGTTTTTTGATGCGGTCGGGGTCATCGCGGAATCGTGTAAATGACATAATGGAGTACGGAGTATGGAATGCTATTATATCATAGTAAAATAAAACAGACCTAAAAACAACGATATAATAATATTATCCGCGTATTATTATTGTTATTACTATTACTATTACTATTGGATACGATGTTAATCACCGAAGTGTCTGATGATACTACCATCGTAATACCACCACGCAAACCGTCTAAATCTTATACCATTTGCTTGAATATGATTGTAAAAAACGAGTCGCATATTATCGTCCAAACACTGACAAACCTGTGTAGATACGTGGAGTTTGATGCCTATTATATATCGGATACAGGGTCCACTGACAACACAATGGACCTCATTCGCGCATTTTTCAAGGAGCGCGGTATTCCCGGACACATCGAACAAGTAGAATGGCGCGATTTCGGCTTCAATCGCACATTGGCGCTTCAAATGGCGTTTAATAAAACCGATTATCTCTTTATATTTGATGCGGATGACTCTATTCACGGCGATTTCCATTTGCCAGAACATCTAACCCACGATGCGTATCAATTGAAGCTCGGGCAGTCATTTGTGTATCTGCGAACACTCATCGTGAATAACCGAAAACGGTGGCGGTTTGTTGGCGTGCTTCACGAGTATATTGCGTGCGTGGATAAAGAGGAGAGTTCGTGTGCGATTCAAGGTGAATATTACGTGGATTCTGGGCGAAGTGGAAGCCGCAATAAGGACCCGAATAAGTATATCAAGGATGCTGCTGTATTAGAGCGAGGATTTTATGAAGAAGGCGGCGGCGGCGGTGGCGGCGGTGGCGGTGGTGGCGGTGACCGCGGACTCGCCGAGAGATACGCATTCTACTGCGCACAAAGCTGGATGGATGCCGGCGTCGCATATATTGACAAGGGGATTGAATGGTATCTCCGCGTTCTCACGCAAAACAACTGGACGCAGGAGAAATATTACAGCGCACTTTGCCTCGGTGATTTATATAACAAGAAGGGCGATAAATACAATTCGTTTAAATATTACTCTAAAACGATGGAATATGACGAAGAACGTATCGAAGGTATCGCGTCTGTGATGGAAATCCTTCGCGCGGACGGAAACCATATGATGGTGAATGCGTTATACCACAAATACAAGGGCTACAATAAATTCCCGCAAAATAAACTCTTCCTGGCGACAGATAAATACCACGATATTATTGAATATAACAATTCCATATCTGCGTTTTATATTTCGGATAAACGCAGCGGGTATGAATGCTGTAAAACCATCCTCCGGCATAATATTATGGCGTTTCATTTCTTGTCGTCTACTTATAGCAATTTGGCATTTTATCGCCAGTTTTTTGAAGAGGATACCTTTCCGGAAATTCTGCGTCTATTTTACACAGTAGACCACTATCTCGCCGTCGTCGCATCAAAAAATGACATCTATAGTGACGATGATATTGAAACATGGAACCGACTTTTCGCGAAAGTGAGGGATGCGTTGGTGGCGCCGTGCGAACTGTTGAAAATCGCGGACGGCGCTCACGGCGCGGCGCGCGAATTTCATTTATCGCGCCCGATTCATACGTTGCCGTATCTGGATAAAAATATGCCAGCACAAACCCCGTCCGTCATTATTGTCAACCGCAATCTTCACACCACTCCCCGCGTCATTATAACATTTACCACGTGTAAACGATTTGACCTCTTTCAACAAACCGTGAATTCTATATTGAATATGTGGACGGACATCAATCTGATTGGATACTGGTATTGCGTGGATGATAATTCTAGTGAAGAAGACCGCGCGAAGATGCGGGGCGCGTATCCCTGGATAGATTATTATATGAAATCTCCTGAAGAGAAGGGGCATCGCGCGAGTATGAAAATCATTTGGAATAAACTCAATGAATTACGCCCCGAATATTGGATTCATATGGAGGACGATTTCCTCTTTCATACCCCGGGAAGTTACATTAATAAAGCCACGCAAATGATGACGGATGCGCGGAATGCGGGGCATAATGTGCGCCAAATTCTATACAACCGTAATTACGGCGAGACGGTGCGCGATTATAAGATACAAGGTCATAAGATATTGCGACGAGTGACGCACGAAGTCGCGCTTCACCAACATAAAGTCGGCGGTGACTTTAATTACGGGAACTGCCATTACTGGCCGCATTACAGTTTTCGCCCATCATTGATTGACGTCTCCGCGATTCTGGCTGTAGGAAATTATGATACGCCGAACCAGTTTTTCGAAATGGATTATGCGAACCAGTGGATGAAGCTCGGATTCTTGTCTGGATTTTACAATCACATCACGAATCGTCATATTGGCCGGCTTACTTCCGAGAGAAATGACCGGACGCAGCCCAATGCGTATGAACTAAACAATGAGAGTCAGTTCGTGGCGCCGACGACCCCCGATGCCGTGGCGACGCCGACCACCGCCACCGCCACCGCCGCAGTCGTTACCGTAAAGAAGCGATACTATTCCACGATTCCGTTTGATGACGGGTTTGGCGCACAGTTTCAACGATTCATATGGACGTGTATTTATGCGGAAGAGTGTGAAGAGTCCACTTTTATATACAGAACGCCCGTCAAGATGGCGCACAATTATGATAACGACCCGGATTTCATAACAAAACTGGAACGATTAATGAATATGAAGCCGCATTATATGAATTATTCGGATGTCGTCGCGCAAAACGCGGAACACGAGCGCGCGAGCCGGCGCGAAGAAATCGTCGATATATCGACTCCTGACTTTTACGATATATTCAACTACGTCGAGAGAAACATTGATAGGTGTATGAAAAGCAAGAGTATGGCGCGCATCAAGGAACTTTATTGGCAAAATAAGGACCGGTTGAGCGCACGAGCACGAGTCTATCGCATCCAAGACGCCGGCGGCTATACTCACCATCTAGCCGTCCCTACGACTCACTCGGGCGGCTATACTCACCATCTAGCCGTCCACATTCGCCGCCCCAATTGCGACGATACCCGCCCCAACGGCGGAGAAGAATATACCAATCAGTATTATATCCGCTCTCTATTGACGATACGAGAGACATACTTGAAAGACAACGCAGATATCCGGATCCAGTATCACATCTATTCGCAAGGTAACGATGACAAATTCGCGGACTTTATCAACCACGATATTATCGGGAAAGACGTCACGCTTCACTTAAATGATTCGAATGAAGACACGTACTTGGGAATGACACTGGCGGATATACTTGTAACATCTGCGAGTTCATATAGTTATAGCGCGGCATTCTTCTGTGACGGCGATATTTATTATACGAAATTCTGGCACAAGCCGTGCTCCTGGTGGAAACCATTGGCGCAGTAGTCGCGATTGCGTGTGTCGTTTTTTATTCTAATGTAACAGTAACAGTAACAGTAACGCAATGTCGACGGACGACGGTGGCGTATATGGTGACTCGGAATTTTTAGCCGATCGCGACAATACCACTCGCGATTTTCGCGAGAGCGAGAAAGAAACAAAACGCAAAATAATAGAAAAAATGCTTACTCTGCGGCACAATATGAAATATAACAAACATTTACTGTCGGTCTATATGCGGGCCAAGGGGCTGTTTGATACAATGGTAGATGAACATCGTTCGCAGTTGGAGTATTTAGATGAAATATACCGACACTTGAATAATCTTATTCGCGAAAATCTCTCGGCGCAGCGGAATAATCGGGCTGATGCCCGGTCGAAACTGATGATGACCGAACTCGTGAAGGATAAGAAGCGAATCGGTGTGTTATTGAAAAAAATGCGGTCGAGCTTTGACAAATTAATGGATATAGACACTGTGATTGGAACTACGATTGAAAATATCAACGAAATTACGCTGATGGACGAGAACGCAGAGGCCACCGCAGACGACGACGACGACGACATCGACGACGAAGACCTCGACGACAGCGACGACGACAGCGACGACGACAGCGACGACCTCGACGACGACGGCGAAGACGGCGCTAGCGAAGAAGACCTCGACGACGACAGCGACAACGAAGAAGACCTCGACGACAACGACGACGACAGCGAAGACGACCGCGAAGAAGACCTCGACGACGGCGCTAGCGAAGAAGACGACGACGCTAGCGAAGACGACGAAGACCTCGAGGATGGCGAAGACGACGAAGACCTCGAAGACGACGACGACAGCGAAGACGACAACGAAGACGACGACGAAGAAGGCGAAGCCGGACCACCGAATTCCGGTTCTATATATGTATATTAGTGTTCTGATATTCGCGTTTTAGAAGAAATGAATACAACCGCGACGAACGCGCGAATCTACGCCCTCTCAACCATTTCCGACACACTCGTTGAAAGATACGCAACCAAAATGTTTTATATATTCCAACCATTTCATTCCCGGGGGATAACCAGATGGTTTCTACGATTTCAACTGTGGCGCCATTAGATTTTGCGAATGCGAGGTCATCCTTCAATGTGTGTGAGAATGGAAATGTATAATAACAAATATGATGCGTCCGAAGTTCAGGAGAACTGGTTACCGGGTTAAACCCGTGTATTTGCCGATTGAATTGTTGGCATAACCCTAACTCGTAACGCGACATATACACGTGATAACATAAAACGTGTGAATATAATTCAATTTTATTATATTATTAAAATATATATTATTGACAAACAACCGGCATGGCGTCGTATATCAATCGATTATTCAATACGCCGTTTTTTCAGAACAAGTTTGTATTGTACGGCAGTTTATTCATTGTATTATTGAGTATTCTGCGTCATTTGGCAAATCGGAACATCAATGCGGTCATCCTTATGGCATTGATTGGACTGGTTATGTCATACTTTAGTAAAAATATGATTATCGTTCTTCTTACCGCGTTTGCTTCGGTGTTTCTGCTGGAAATGGTTGGGTCGCGTGGCGTTATGGAAGGGATGAAGGCGAAGGAAGGCGCGGAGAATAATGGCGACAAGGACGCCGACAAGGACGACGACGAGAAGCCCGACGCCAAGAAGGTCGACGACAAGGACGACGACGAGAAGCCCGATAAAAAAGAGAAAATGAAGACTGTGAATACCGAAAAGGGCGGGAAAAAGAATACAAAACAAGGAATGACGAAACTATCCCCGGCGAGTTATGATGGAAAGGACGGCGACGGCGATGACGAAGGCACTGGCAGTGGCGGCGGCAAAGGCGGCAGCAGCGACAATCGTATTGATTATGCGTCAACATTAGAGCAAGCGTATGATAATATAGAGAACATTATCGGCGAGGATGGTGTGCGCGGTTTGACCGACCAAACGAAATCATTGATGAACCAGCAGAAGCTACTGATGGATAATATGAAAGATATGGGTCCATTGTTGAAATCGGCTGAAGGTTTTATGAAGCAGGTCACTGGAGGCGGTGGTATCGGCGGCATAACTGAAATGTTGAAGGGGTTTGCGACACCAGGTGGAAAACCGGCTGCTGCGTCCTCCGAGAAAAAATAAATAACGACATATAATAATACTAACTCACGTTTAGCATTATTTAATGGTGAGAAGGTGCCCTCCGGGTGTATTGTGTTTTGAAAATATAACGCTTGTTATTGTTGCGGTCATTATGGTGAGTCTTGGGATTTACGCGCATTCGCGCTTTTTTGGCGGTGGTCACGGCCCACACCACGGCGGCTACGGCCCGCACCACGGCTACGGCCACGCGCACGGTGGCGTATTACTCGAGTCAACCGACCCACTTTCAGGTTCATTAGATTTCGGGATTGGCGGGCCATCATCGAATCAAGATGTCTTATTGAATCCATATGTTCCGCCTCTGCGCGATAACTCGGTTGGCGCGACACGCCCGAATTACGATATCCGAGGTGGCGTTGAAACCATCCACTATGGTGGAATGGACGGCGGTGGCGGCGCGTCGGGTGTCCGCGTGAATGTTCCCACACGTTCCGTAGATACGACGTATCGGCAAGTGGGGATTCTTACGCGCAACGGCAATGCGTCGCAAGAAACAATACTTCCATTGATTGGGCGACCTTTATTTACCAACCGCGATAAATGGCAGTTTTATTCATTAAGCGATAAAAACAACGCGATTAAGTTGCCAGTGATTATCAATGGAAAGAGCGGAACTGGCGAATATGGGTGTAATAATGTAAGCACGGGTGATATGATATACGTGGAAGGGTATAACGACGCGTTTCGTGTTACGGCGTATGATAGTGCGTCGTTGCGTTATTTGCCGTTTTAGACTGGTTTATTGATAAAATTACCAGATTTTATCAATTATATTACGAGTTACTTATCCTGCCGCTGTCGGAACTAACACAGGGGGTGGTGCTGCGGCTGCTGCGGCGGTTGCTGCGGCTGCGGCTGCTGCGGCTGCGGTTGCCGATGCTGATGATTTCACTGGTGTGGCATCTTCTGCCTTCTCTTTTGCTTTCATTTCCATTTTTTCCATATCAACATCCTTGTATAATTTCATAACATCATCCACCGTCTTGTCAAATTTCGAGTTCTGCCCGGTAATTGATTTTTCATCTCTCGGGAGTATTCGTTTTTGTTCTTCAGACGCCGGAATAAACTCGTCGGCCCACGTTGCCCATCCCATAAAATGGACCATATTCATATCTTGTGAATCAGGGAATGCGAATTTTCGGATGAGATACGCTTTCCAGCGAGTTCCTTTTGAATCAATCGCATCTATCTCTTTGATATCATCCTTGGATAAAGCCCGTTTATTCATATTGCTGGTGGCTGCGCTTTCAGCGCCTTGAGCTGCCGCGGCGCCTTCGGTGCCTTCGGCTTTCACTGCGGCGCCTTCAGCGCCTTCGGCTTTCACTGCGGCGCCTTCAGCTCCCGCGGCGCCTTCGGTGCCTGCGGCTTCGGTGCCTGCGGCTTTCACTGCGGCGCCTTCCTTGCCTTCAGCGCCTTCAGCTGTCACTGCGGCGCCTTCCTTGCCTTCAGCGCCTTCAGCTGTCACTGCGGCGCCTTCCTTGCCTTCAGCGCCTTCAGCTGTCACTGCGGCGCCTTCAGCGCCTTCCTTGCCTTCAGCGCCTTCCTTGCCTTCCGTTGCTGCCGCGTCTTCGCCTTTCTTTGCCGCATCACCCTGGATGCCATTCAATATCCCCTCAATACTCGTTATATTTCCTTTATTTGTCAAACTCGTCACTTCTTTGACTTTTCCGTCCGCCATTGGTGTAACTAATGTTTTAAATTCTAATGAAAATGGGGACGACTCAAACGCCGCGCACGCGCCATTTTCACCCATTGGACCTTTGTCCAGCAATCTCATTAAATTCGTGAACTCTTTTACGAGAGCGGGTGGGAGTCCTTTCGTTTCAGTGATAAATGTCGACAATTGCGCGAAGCCGTATTTTCGTTCTTCACCTGGAATCTTATATGAAAAGTCATAGACCTGTTTCTTAAAATCATCGAAACCTTCATTTTTGATGAACTCGGGGTCGTTTAATAATGAAACAAGCATTTTGAATACATCCATCGCCTTCGTTTTACTGATATCTTCATCATCTTTTTCAAGATTCAATCTCACCATCTCGAGAGATTTGCGTAGGGTTTGGATAGACGTCACTTTACATCCCACCGATAGATTTACAACATAACTATTGGTATCATCCGCGATGACCTTCTTCCCCTTCTTCGCTCCATCCGACGATGTCGCCACCGCTTTCTTAAAATCATCTTCGGACATTGGCGCAACCTGGATTCGGAATTCGCTTGGGTCGATTGATTCACCGTACTTCAACGCACTTTCAAAATCGTCTATAGTTGCCGGGCCTCCATTTCCTTCGAGTTTATACAAACGGCGCGAATCCAGCACAACGACGGGTCCATTATTATTGCCAGCGATTGTGAGTTTGATGGACTTGTCTTTCGACGTAGGGTCGAGCTGTCCCTTCTCTCCCGTATAAATAAATACATCATTTGGGTGTTCATTGCCCATTGTATCACCATCAGCAATACCTACCTGGTCAGGTGCCTTGAAATACATTTCGCGTTTCTTTTCCGGGATTTTACCATCCGTTTCAAAATCCTTCTTGGTCGCGAATTTCCCGTATAATATACGGCGTAAATCAAAAATCTCTGTATCGTGGCGATTTAATTTTTTGCCGTCGGGCTTCAGTTCTATTTGGATATAATAAGGCAATCCGTTCTTCGCTAGAAATGTCAGAAGTTTCTGTGCGTCCTCATTCTTTTCCAACACAAATGGCACACTATGAATAGGAAGATCTCCTGGAATTTCGGGACCTAAATTAATTCCGGGTTTCTTTTCGCCATCTTTGTCAGCAGAAGGGGCGCCAGCCACACCAGCCACACCCGCAGCACCAGCCACATCCGCGGCACCAGCCACACCCGCAGCACCAGCCACACCCGCAGCACCAGCCACACCCGCAGCACCAGCCACACCCGCAGCACCAGCCACACCAGCCACACTCGCCGCCGCACTCGCAGCACTCGCAGCAGCAACAGCAGCCGCCGCCGCCGCGGCTGCATCCCCCGGCGCACCACCACCTATCATTTTCTCTCGGCGTTGTTTCCGCCGAAGCCGTTTCATATTTTGATACCGTTCTTTCAGATACGATAAAACCGGCAGCGGGATATAACGCTTCAGTGTTTTATTTAATACATTCTTCAGTTTCAACGGATAAGATGTATTATTATTATTATTATTATTATAGGTATCCGTGGCAAGTTCTCGACGACTTTGTCTAAATGTCACAGCCCTCCGCCTCATCGATTTTCGCGCCTTCTTCCATTTTCGCACACTTTGTTGTTGTTGTTTCCGAATCTTTCGTATCTTATTTCGTGTTAGTTTCATACGATTCCATATACATAAAATATATATAATATTATATATACAAATACAATACGAGGTGCCATAGCCATAGCAATCGATGTCGTCCAAAGGAAAATCAAACCGTGATGCGCCAGTGAATCTAACATCGGATGTTATGCGAAAAGAAGACCGAGCGTGTTCGTCCACCTGTAATTTTTCATACCAGTATAACACAAGCACGTGTAATGTCTTCCATAAGGGGACGCATTTGCGTATCCCATACGACAGTGGCAGCGGTGGAGTGTACCCCGCGAGATACAATGGGGTGGATTATAAAGTAGAGCACATCCATATTCACCAACCGTCGCTTCATCGTTATGACGGTGCTCTCGCCGACGCGGAGCTGATCGCGTATCACTCCAGTGCGGACGGTCGCAATCTCATTGTATCCATTCCTATCAATCTCGGCAATGGTGCTGGAAAGCAGAGTTCGGATATTATGAATACTATCCTCCAGAATCTCCCGAGCCGTTCAGCAAGCGGTGGAAAGTATATCTCCGATGTCAATAACTTCAGTTTAGGAAACCTTATCCCGAAAGAGGGGTTTTTCACCTATGTCGGCAAGCATTTATTACCGCAACACACGGGTGTATACAATTATATCGTCTATCATAAAAAGGACGCGATTCTCGTATTTCGTGATTCCCTCGCAAGTCTCAATGACACGTCTCGCGATACCGCTATCAGCAAAACGGGGCCAATCAGTGAGAATACAATGCCCAAGAATATGTATTATTACAACAAGCGCGGTGCGAATAATGCGAAAGGCAATGGCGACATCTATATCAAGTGTAATCCAACCGGCGAAGACGGCACTGTATTATACCAGCAATCGGCCAATAATGGCGAATTAGGTAGTTTGGCGGAGCTAGACTTGAATAAATTTGGTCTGAACTGGGAAACGATATTACAAAACGACATATTTCGCACACTTATTGGGACGATGTTCGGGTTAGTCATCGCGGCTACCCTGTTTTATATGTTCCGCTTCATATTCAACCGGATTGGCAATCGCGTGAGTTCTGCGGGGGTGGTGGTGGGACAGCGGGGTGGCGGTGGCGGTGGCGGTGGCGGTGGCGCGGGCCCAGGCGCACGATAGGAAAGTAAATCATACAATGTGTATCGTAAATAATACACATTGTCGGACACGGCGGACGCACACACGCACGGAGATTAGATGACTCCGTCATAATCGGGTTCCACTGCGCCATAAAGTTTGCCGAGGACGGGTTGGAATGAAAACCCATCGGTTGACCCAATATCATCATTAGGCGAAATGACGACGAGGCTATCGACAAGTTCCTCTTCGAGCGTCTTCATCGGTTCAGGGTTCATTGCGGTCATCACTTTCTGCTTCTTCTCCTCGGTGGGCGAAAAGGTCTCAATGCCGTAAACACCCGTCACGCGACTTGACCTTCGAATGAACTCATATGCTGCCAAGAATCCTAAAATACCGACGACGGGGTTGGTGCTTAAGAACAGTGTGATGGCAAGAATGACGACGATGATTTGCCCGGTGAGGCTTTCCGCATACTCGGCTATTGCGCGAGGCACAGACGGAGTAAACACGATATACAATATCAGCAGGACGAAAATCACCATTTCGTGTTGTTTTTCTTGACGCATAAGTGTGCGGAAGGTATCCATTATGATTTTAACTTGATTAAAGTGTTATTACTATTATATGATATATTATTCTAAAACTAAACCTAATAGAATTGAAATCTCTCGGAGTCTTTGTTTTAAATCTATACAGGCCGACCGATGACCGCCGCCGTCGCCGTGTCGTCGTATTACGGCCCTCGCGGATATACCCTTCTCAAAGAATGTATGGACACAGCCGACCTTACATTGTTGAGAGACGAACTCACCGTTGGCGCATATGTGCCTAAAGCGCCAGTCCAAGCCCCTAAATTCCCGATTTACCGCGAATGTTCTAAAAAGATATATATTCCGCGGTTTTATGGAACCAAAATATATGGCATCCCCGAAGAATCACGCATCCCCCCAGGCGCCCCCGTATCCGAATCTCTCGTATTCGCCGGCGAGATGCGCGAATACCAGAACATAATCGTGGACAAGTATATTCATCAAGTCACCCGACCAGAAAACGCGGGGATGGGCGGCGGCGGACTTCTAGATGTAGACCCAGGCAAAGGGAAGACCGTTATGGCGCTCAATATCATCGCCAGGCTTCGCGTGAAGACACTCGTCGTCGTCCATAAAAGTTTCCTTTTGAATCAGTGGATTGAGAGAATCCAGCAATTCCTGCCTGCTGCGCGTGTCGGAATGATTCAAGGACAAATCGTGGATATCGACGACAAAGACATCGTCATCGGGATGCTCCAATCTCTTTCAATGAAGGAGTATCCGAGAGATATGTTTGACACATTTGGTCTCACAGTCTACGACGAATGCCATCATATGTCCGCGGAAGTATTCTGCCGGTGTATGATGAAAATAGTTACAAAATACACGCTCGGCCTTTCCGGCACAATGGTGCGCAAGGATGGACTGACAAAAGTATTCAAACATTTCCTGGGGGACGTGGTCCATAAAGAGAAGAACGACACGACGACCCACTCGGTGATTGTGAAGGGGATTCAGTATAAGGTAAACGACCCCGAATTCAATGAAACCGAATATGACTATCGCGGCAACCCCAAATTCAGCACGATGATTTCTAAAGTGTGTAATTACAATAGGCGGAGCGAGTTTGTCCTGGACGTGCTACAAAATGAGCTGGCGACGAACCCGGACCAACAAGTGATGATACTGGCGCATAATCGGTCTCTCCTAGAGTATTTCCACGACGCGATAGAACACCGGAAAATCGCGTCGGTTGGGTATTATGTGGGCGGGATGAAAGAGGCCGCGCTGAAATTGAGTGAGAGCAAGAAGGTGATTATAGCGACGTATGCGATGGCGTCGGAGGGGCTGGATATCAAGACATTGACGACACTGATTATGGCGTCGCCGAAAACGGATGTGTGTCAGTCCGTTGGGCGCATCCTGCGCGTGAAACACGCCTCCCCCCTAGTCATTGATATCATCGACCCACAGGATGTATTCCGCAGCCAGTGGCTGAAACGCCAGACCTATTATATCAAACAGAAATACCGTATCATAATTACCGACACGGAGGGGTATTATAAAAATAACTGGACGGTGAAATATGAGCCGAAGGCTGCGGCGTCAACGAAGTCGGCTTCCGCGGCGACTCTGGCCGATGCGGATATTATCGAAATTGATGAAGAGACGGGTGTTCTCTCGGTGACGACAGAAACAAGCGCCAAATCCAAAATAAAGTCGACCATTCCGAAGATGAATGGAAAGTGTATGTTTCAGTTAACGGAGTAACGAAGTAAACGGAGACGAAGTCGGAGTAACAGAGACGAAGTCGGAGTGAACGGAGTCACGGAGTGAACGGACACGACGACACAGTCGGAGTCGGAGTCACGGAGTCACGACGACCGGAGTCCTAGGATACAGGATGGCAACTATTATATGCGGTAGGAGCCGCAGGATTTGCTAGAGCGGTCGTGCTTGGTGTGACACCTGACCCGCCCCCCCCGATAGAATACCCAGCATTTACGCCTGACGCGGCACTACTGCCGTAAGGCGCGCCCCATCCGCCTCCACCGCTTTGACTCCTATGCTTTCGACTGCTGCGACACGACTTACAGTGACGGCATGTGCGCATACGGCGACTACTACGACGCCGCCCCCCGAATCCAGTAACGATATCGCAATTACACTTTTTATTACGTCGTCCGGTTTTACGAACTTTTCGCTTACTCTTACTCTTACTACTGCGTTTGCGACGACTACCGCCACCAGACGTTACCGAGTTATAACCAACGGTGACCGGCGCATACGACCCGCGTGCATACGCGCTATCCACATTCCCGCCATCAAATGAATGAAACTGGCTCATCCCGCCTCCTCCTTGAACAAACGCGCGGCCAGCCTGACCCTGATACATATTCCCGGTTCCGCCGCCGCCAACGGGGATTTGTTTGTCTGATAATGCGATTCCCGCGTTATGCTCGGCTAGGGGGTTTGAATTCATATATTGTGACATTATTAGAATACTATTATATACTAACTATATTATTATTAGTATTTCAATAATAATAATAATAATAAACCGTTATGGTTTACGACCGATAATTCTTATTGGAACGCCTGCGGCAAAATGTGCGCTTGGTTCCGCGAGCATACTTACAGCTCACTCTCAATTTGCGACTGTTACACTTCTTCTGGGTTTTTGAACGGCAAGGAGACGAACGCAAACGCGCTAAATATTTCGTCTGGTTCTTGAAAACAAACGGTTTGATTCTGCGGATTTTCTGACCACTGATGGGTGCGGATGGCTGAAGATTCATATGTTCGCCGCCTAGACGGTTTTTTCTTGCGCCACCAGTGAGTGGTTCGTTAGATATTGCGTCTGATTGTGATGACATTGCGATGGTATTATATATAATAGGATAGGATATTATATATTCATTCATTTATTCATTTATTCATTCATTGTCAATCAATGCGCCGAGAATCAAACGCATTGCGGGCTGCTTATCTCGACGACAGCCACGAATATGCGAATGAAGTTCGTCTAACTGCGACATTTGCGTAATATGGTCTCGAGCGTCCATCATAATTGCGGGGGTTGGAATGCCGTATTCTTTCTCAAACGGGTCTATGATATTTCTAAATAGATAGTCAAGAGCGATTTTATAGCTATACATCGATGGTGGAATATAACTCAACGGGTTGCTGAAATTATTGACATTAAATACAAGACCGTTTACGATATACTTATGTGCCCATATATATTCAAACATTTCTCTTGTGTTATGGATACCGTCGTGTGAAATGGCGGTATGAACCCACAATAGCGGAGGCGCAGCCGGAGCACGAGGCGGCCTCGCCGGAGCCCCACGACCCGCGAGGTCCCCTACACTCCGCACAATACATTCATTTGAACCGACGAACCGTCTTCCCGCAATCACCAACGAATTATCGCCGACAAGTGATACTTGACGCGCATTATGGCAAATCATTGGAACACGGTGTTCGCGAAGAAACGATATAACCGCCGGCGAAGAAGCCGACGAAACCGCATAACACGGTCGGACACGTGGCATTTGTTGCGCCAATTCGAGAAACACTTTCGATAATCGCCGATACGGCAAGGAACGGGAAAAGGACACAGTATACGACATCTAATGACTAGTAAATACGATAGTATACGACAGTATACGATAGTATACGAGTTATATTTATACCTATTTCTTACCGTGCGTGATGCGCCTGGAGTTCAAATAACGAAACTCGTGCTGTTTCACTTGTTGGTCAGTGACAACGCCCGCGCCCGCGCCCGCACCCCCCGCAGTGACGACCTGGAACGGCACCCAACGACAAAACCGTTTATGAAACCGACACACCATTATATACTCCTTATGAAGTGAAACATATTTATCGGGTTCAGTATTCTCAAACTCGGTTTCATCTTCGCTTTCCTCTAATGCGTCCAGACTCTGATTTTCCGCAATATTCCGAAATAGTCGATTCATCATAACACTCGTTTTATAACTCGGTATATGTGCGAAATTATGAAACTCTGGCTCGCGTCCACGAGACGGCATAACAAATAACTCGTATATATCATTTTGAATATTAGGTCGCACGATAAATGTTGCCTGGATATTGGTAAGCATTTCGTCGGTTGGCGGGATATAGGGTATTTGAGTCGTCACCGTCGCCGTCGCCGTCGCCACCGCCACCGCCGCTATGGGGACGGCGGCCGGGACGGCAGCAAAAGGCAATTTCGCAGATACACGACCATTTCTAGCGTCGTTCGTATCACTCATACGCTGAAACACCCTTGTGTGTGTATTATAACGATACTGAATTGCGTATACTTGATACGGTAACCCTTGCGCAATAGATTCGGCATCTTGTTCACTATTACATAATACAGGAAGTCCAAATACTACGCTCTTTTGTTTCGTATACGCAACTTGCCGGATTTCTCTTTCCGCAAATATAGTTTCACATAACCGAACGTGACCGGATAATGTGAGCGAAGGAATCGGATTCCCTTTATACCAGTAAATTGTATGGATAGAGAAACACGTCTTGTCCGTCAACCGAAATAGCACGCCGCCAAATACAGTTCCATAGGCGAGTGAACTATCCATACACGCATCATAGATACGGACAGAACCGGGATACCAGCCATTTTCTTGTTGGAATCTGCGAAGGATAGGTGATACGCCACCGACGCTGTGATTCGCCCCAGCAATATCAATCACTGCTACTATTTTACGTCGTTTCCATTCCGTCACCCACGCCACACACCGCTTTCCCTTTGGAAGAATAAAGCATTTATAACCTGACACGAGTGGTTCGTTCTTATGAATAGATGCTTCATAAGAAAGTCGAGTATTCGGAAAACTTGCCAATAAACTGTCAGAGTCTTGCGAATTCAAGACGCCGTCGCCGTCGCCGTTGCGGTCGCCGTTGCGGTCGCCGTTGCCATTGCGATGATTATTATTGTAAAAACGGGGAGTTGCCATATAATAAATATCGCGTATGCGTATGCGTATGCGTATATATATTATACGCGAGTTCACTTTAACTCATTTCATAGCTCGGGCGAAAATTATCACTTGAAGATTTGGATTTCAGTCCAATTCCGCGTAAGAATGTTTTTAAATCCGTCTTCATATCGCTTGGGATGGACGAGGACGACGACGTGGAAGAGGGAATAATATCACTTGTATCATACGTGTGTATACTTGTATCATACGTGTGTATTCCTAAATGCGCCGATTGCGCCGGCACCGACTTTGCGTTATCTAAATTTTTATTGATTGTATCAAACAGCGATTTATATTTCTGTTTCGGGCAATGTATTAAGTCTTTCACTTTTGGCGCGGTCAATGTAGTTTCAAAATAAATATACAAATAATGAATAATAACAATTAAGCTGATAGAAAAGAGAATATTTTGAATGAACCACAACATTACGATTATGATGTAACTATATTGTATTCAAGTGTATATTACGAACATAATTTGAAGTGGTCTAAAAACGAAATAATATCGTCGATACATGTTCGTGTTAATATATCCGAATGGTTCGGTATAACGCCATTTTCGGTAGTCATATAAAAATCAAGGACGTCGGTCTCCGACTCGTTTAATAGAAACACGAATGCGCTCATTGATTTCGGATGTGTTTTAACGACTTTTTTAATATGCCGTACAACGGTGTGATTTGCGGAAATATTGTGGCGCGTATCGTTGGCGATGGGAGGCGTCAATTCATAATAACTTTCATCTACCAGGACCGGGACCGGGGTCGTCTTGGCGATTTCCATCATCCGAACTTGTCCATCCACCGGAATGCGCTCGTGTAGATTCTGTTGACGCGTGGCGTCATTTGCGCGGATTTCATATATGGCGTCTTGCGTTAGAACGAGATGTTCCATTTTTTTATCTACGAAAAACAGTTCAGTTCCCTTCGGGCGAAGACGACCCCTTTCAATGATTTGATGTATTTTCGAATATCGCGCACACATTTCTTCTAATGTTATATCCAGTATATAAATCCGTGGCTCGGTCTGTTGCTTTGTTTGAATAAAATGCGTACTTGTATTGTTTCTGTAAATGGTGCTGAGGCCGGAAATCATCATGGCTTGTCGCGCATTTTGCCCCTTTTTTTGTGCGCGGAAATTATTGGGTTTATCCATTGTCGTGTGTTATATAATATCACGTCGTATGTTTATGTCATTTCGCGGGCGGGTGGCACGAAACAATATAGAAACAATTCGCGTATTCTATACACAACCATGTCACCGTCGTCATCTTCGGCCGCGACCAAAACGACAATTGTTATTGTCTCCAAATCGAGTTCTCTTTCGGAATGTGTAGTTGAACCGAATAAAGAGACTACCGTTGGAGAGCTTGCCGTACTGTTATCTAAAAAATGTGGATACAGGAATCCCGAAGGGTTTGTGTGTTGTCATACGTGGAGATACAAGAATAAACACGCCACTGCGCCTACCGCGAAGTATATTTATGTGGATATTTGGGCGAAATCCGACGGACGCGCAGGGCAAGAGAATAAATACGAATTGCCGCCGCCAATAGACGAACATTTATTCTTTGGAAATATGGCACTTGTCGCCAGAATAGATAAGGAGAACGCGATTGATATGACAATTGAATTATGGAATAAGATATATGAGTCACTATTTGACGGATTTGAGGACTTGGCGGCTACAGCGGCGGAGGATGAAAATGAAGTGGATGAGCTGGATTCAATTCCTGCGTGTAAAAAGACGACTAGCGGGTATTTGAAGGACGGGTTTGTCGTGGACGATGCCACCCCGCGCTGTAAACGGAATACGCGCAAATCAGAATCGACCGAGGGCGAGTTTATAACCGAAACAGAGACGGAATCGTCTACGACTTCTGATACGGATGGGGGTGAAGTTGTAGCAAAGATTATTGCCAAACCGAAGCGACAAGCCGCGGTTAAGAAGCCCGCAGTGGGCGGAAAACCCAAAAAGACGGTTGAAGAACCCGTCGTAGCGCAAGAAAGTGAGTCGGAATTAAGTGAAGACTCATATGACTAACGACCGGTCGGGTCCGTAAAATTGAATAAAGAAATCTATAGTTATACAATTAATACATCCGATGTCATTTATTCAAACGATTGCGTATCCTGACAACTTTCGCGCCGAAGTGCGCAAACGAATTGAGGCGCTTCTAGGCGGCACCGGCAACATCGGCACCGACAACACCGACAACACCGACACCGACACCGGCAACACCGGAACCGGCACCATCGCGTCCAATATCGAAAAAGGCATATTCAATTGGACCATTCAGCACGCAACCAAAAACAATATTGTGAAAAAATGGTCCAACCCATTCTTCATCACATTATATATTGACCGACTGCGTTCTGTGTATATCAACTTGAAGAAACCAGACGTATCAAGCGCCGTTATATCCGGAAATATCAAAGCACCCGAACTCGCATTTATGACGCACCAGGAAATTTGCCCCGACAAATGGAAACAACTCATTGAAGACAAAAAGGTTCGCGACAAACAGAAATACGAGCCGAACATTGAAGCATCCACCGACAATTTCACGTGTAATAAGTGTAAATCCAAGAAATGCACGTATTATCAGCTTCAGACTCGTTCGGCTGATGAGCCTATGACGACATTTGTCACGTGCTTGGAATGCGGAAAGCGTTGGAAGTGCTGAGATAATACGACATAAAGAATAATACTATTGAAATAGTAAAAAGATGTCTCGTAATTTTTTTACTATTATAAAATCATATTTCCGGTGTTGTTGTTGTGATAAACACAAAAAGTCCGAGACCGAGACCGAGAGCGACGGCGATACCAGCGGCTTCACCAGCAAATACCCACAAAATTGTGGAGATAGCAGTCCATTTTCATTTGACGACCTTACCTCCTCCGCAAATGATTCTGGTACATCTAGCAACTGGTCTTCGTCATCTACATTGGATGGATATGACGAAAAACAAAAGCCGTTTTTGAAAGAATCAGCTCAACGTATAAAAAAATATCAACGCAAATTATTTCATCCTTATGAAGAAGACAGTCAATGATGTCTAAAGTATCTCTAAATCTTGAATTCGCCAATATTCAGAACCGCCATTTGGTAATGGGCGTCGAATAATAAAGGGGGTCTTCTTTTGTTCTAATTCCTTCACCGCGATGAGGTATCCGTCAATTACGGTAGAATCAATCTTAATAAATGCGGGTGCGCCTTCATTGATTTGTTTTGCGCGTTGCCCCAATATCCGCGTTTTCTCATATTTCGTCATAATCGGAATGGTTCGGTGTAAATCATCCACGATGATACCAGCGCTATTTCGCACGACACGCGACAGTGTTTGGATTTCATCATAATTGTGCGATAATGATTCTGGGTGATATGTCGCAATATAACTTTCACGAACATTTGATTTCAGTTTCTGGAAATATTCCGACGAGCCTTTATCCTCATTTTCATCGTCGTCTTCTTCGTCTTCGTCTTCGTCGTCGTCAAAATGGATACCGTGCGGCACCCCTAGTAATGTGAGGTCATCTTCTGTATTTTTCTTGGAGGCTGTCCGCCGTTTCTTTCCATTCTTTTTTGATTCACCGACGCCCTCGCCGCCCTCGCCGCCGCCCTCACCGCCACTATCACCGTCTTCTTCTCCTTCACTTGGTTCTGCGTCATCGTCGTCATCGTCGTCACCAACCGACGACGTCTCATTTGTCGTATGGGTATCATCATCGGACGATTCTGATGCTATATCATCATCGTCGTCTACCGGTAATACCGGGGCGGCTTCTTCATTTTCAGAATCATCGGCGTCCACCGCCGCAGCAGCAGCAGGAGTTGGCAACAGTTTTTTAAGAGAAACAGGTTTCGACATTAGCTGCGTTATGTATATATAATTATCACACTTTATTATGTTTCAATTTATTGTTTTACGTGGATGAATAGTAAAACAATAAAAATACGGCGCTCGGTCGGTCGCTCGCTCCACGCGGGTATTTAACGAGTGGCCGGGCAACCTAGACTAATACCGCTGGTGGTGATTTTGGGGCAGGTCGCATTGATGACCTTGATAACATCCTTCACGGGCTGGACGAGGTGGGGGCGGATTTGCGAATACGAAGGCAATCTCAGACTCTTCGCATCGGATTCGGCATTGGCAAAAGAAATAGGATTCATTGTTATACTATAATGCTATATTTTATTTTCACTAAAATTCCGCGGCCGTCGCCGCTACTGTAACGCCACTCCGTCGCCGCTACTGTTGCTCGGTATTCCATACCTTGTCGCATTTCGCGACCGCGACCCTGTCACAGTTGCTACTGTTGCTCGGTATTCCATACCTTGTCGCATTTCGCGCACAAGTATACATACTTCAGGTTCGTGTCATCATACCGAACATAAATGATTTCGGACTTGGGTGCGACACCCCCGCCACCAGTGCTGCCCTGGTTGCTAGAACATTCGTCATTAGGACAGCGCATTGTATGAATCCGCGGCAGTGTTGGGTCCAGCTTCGTATATTTATTCACCACTTGCGAAAAGGTCTGCGGCGTCGTTTTATGCCGGACATTGACCTTTGAAACACATATATTCTCGGAAGCAATCGTATTGTCTATATTTCCACAATTTCTACAGTAATACTGTAACTCATTTTCAGGAGTGATGCTGATATAATTCATATTGGAACATACCGAACAGAAATGCATCGCACGTAATCTACTATATTGTATATAGATACAATTAATTTCAATTTAAGTCGGTATCCGTCGTTTATGTGATAATATAAGTATTACAATAAGGCCGCGACCGTAGCGTCGTAATGTTCTACTATGGTGTCATATGAAATCACAGCCGTAATACATCCATATAATCCAGTCGTTAGGGTTTTCTTTTCAGGAAACTTCTTCCATCGTTCCGCCAAAATCTCTCGAATATGCGTTTTGTTTTCTTTAAAATGGCGCAACATGAACTCCTGAAAATCCGGAACGAGTGTCGGCTCAATACTAACGTGTGTCGTAAGTTCAGTCAATAACGTCAAACACGCAAACTTATAATTGTAATATTCAACAATCGTGTGATACGGAATGAAATCGCTGTGCTCTCTGCGAATACCTGGCTCGTGAAGCAGTGGCTCTTTATCCAACAATGACTGAAACGTCATCAACACAGACCGAATATTCTGACACCCCGACCATTGTTCTCCGCGCCACGTATTCACAATAGACACACACACCTTCTTATTCGTGTAAAAATTGGGATGAAACCGAATATTCTTTGTATTCGTCAAATAAGAGACAATCGGTGGCGAATGCGGGTAGTTCGTAGGGAACTTAAAGACGAAGAAGTAATACCCGCCGAAATAAAGCGTGTCGGCCGGGCCAACAATACACGCATAACCGGTAAGTATATCTGTTTCACTGTGTCGATATATAATACCACACTCGTCTAATGAGGAGTCGGTCATCACATCGCGGATGTCTTTAAGTAGACGCGTAACAGTGTCTTTGGGGATGACAACCGTGGCCTGGTCGGGGGGTGTGGCCGTGGCCGTGGGTGTGGCCGTGGCCGTGGGTGTGGCCGTGGAAGGAGGAGGGTCCATCGAAATGAGGTTTTACAATAGATTATATTATTGTGTTTATGTATTTTTCCCTTCTCGTCGTTGTCGACCACCGCCGACCCCGCCTTTTTCGCGGGTTTTGTGACGATAACCCTAGCAACAAACCTATAAATACGAGAAAACATTGTGACCATTATGCTCTCATAAAAAAGAGTGTGAGCATATATCGTCACAAAACCGAAAACCGAAACCCTAAAAAAAAATCTACGGGCTAAAACACTTTTTTTACAAAAGTCCTGCGCCCAGAAAAACGAAAATGAAAGCATCCCCCTTTTTTCGGGGGTTTACATGAATGAAAAGTCAAGGTACCATTTTTGGGGGATCAGATTTAGAGATAAAACCTCCGGAATATATAAACCGGGGGTTTTAGAAATTTCAATTCATAATTCGGACAAAATTGAACTTTAAACCTACCTAATTTGAATTTACAGGACAATGACATCAACTTTATACGGCGTGACGGCGTCAGGGACGGCTGCGGCTACGCCTACGCCTACGCCTACGCCTACCGACCCTACAACCGCATCATACCAGTCTCTTTGCTCTGGTATGACATACGAGCAATTTATGAAACATCACACGTCCAAGCCAGGCGAAGCATATACACATACGCGCATCGGGGATAAGTCACTGAACGTCCACGGCGGTGTTTATACGATACCTCCGGCGATATTGCCGGTGTTTTGGAAGAAGTATTATTCGCATGTATTTGAAAATGGAAAACAAGAGTTTCTCACCGAAAAACAGAATCCGGAGAAGGGCGTCATTGTCGTGGACTTTGATTTCAGATATGAAACGAGTATCACCAAACGCCAGCATTCGAAAGAACACATATTGGATATGATACAGTCGTATATTCAAACGCTGGAGACGCTTGTTGGCATCCCCGCGGATGTCAAGATTCCGATTTATGTCTTTGAAAAGAGCGATGTGAACCAACTGGATGATGTCACAAAAGACGGAATCCATATGATTATTGGCGCAACGGTGGACCGCCCGATTCAGCGAATGTTGCGCGCGCGAATGCTGAAAGAACTCCCGGAAATATGGACCGACCTCCCAATTACGAATTCGTGGAACGACGTCCTTGATGAAGGAATATCGCGCGGCCACACAAACTGGCAGTTATACGGTTCGCGTAAACCCGGCCACAAAGCGTATATGTTGAAGTATCATTTCATTATGATGCACGACCCAGACGACGACGATGGCGCGTGGATGTGTCAGGAAGAGAAGACGAGCAAATTCAACGTCAAGGAGAATTTCGCGAAAGTATCCGTCCAGACGGCGACGGGCGTAGATACCGAATATCCCGTATTTACATTATTACAGACAAATTCCGTATTGAAGGTGGAATATGACGCGCTTCTGAATCAACAACGTGGTGGAATGAATGGGGTGCGAAATGGCGGCGCGGGCGGCGGTGGAGCGGGCGGCGGTGGAGCGGGTGGCGCGGATGGAGGCAGACGTATTCGCCTTGTGGTGACGGGGGGGTCGGGCGGCGGTGGTGGTGGTGTGGGTGGCGGCGCAACCGACGCATTGATGTCGCACAATGGAGTGATTCTAATGGATAAAATAACGAATCATTCCGAACTCGCGATGGCGGTCGAAGTTATGCTGAATATGCTTGAACCCAAAGAATACGAAATCCGCGAAACGCATTATTACACAATGGCCCTTCCGTCGCAATACTACGACCCATACGACAAATGGCTCCGCGTCGGACTCGCGCTTCACAATACCAACGATAAACTATTCCTGACATGGATGCTTTTCAGCGCAAAGTCCGCGAAGTTCTCATATACGAATATTATGAACCATTATGAAACGTGGTGTAATTTCCCCTATAGTCCAGACGGTCTTACCCGGCGGTCCATCATGTATTGGGCCAAAAATGACTGCCTGGAAGACTATAACCGAATCCGTAATGAAACCATCGACAATTTCATCCATCAGACGATTTGTAACGAGACGACCAATGACGCATCCACGGATGTAGATTTGGCGACGGTGTTGTATACGATTTTCAAAGACCGGTTCGTTTGTGTCAGTGTCAAAGATAATCAGTGGTATGAATTCGAGAAGAATCGGTGGTGTGAATGCGACCAAGGCAACTCGCTTCGTGCGCTGATTTCCAAAGATATGCACGACATTTATACGAAGAAACACCGCGAAATAATGGACTTGACATCCGGGCTGGACCCCACATCTGACCAATACACATCCGCGCGGAAACGGTCACGCCGTATCGTTGACATCTGTACCAAACTGAAGACGACCAGTTTCAAGAATAATATTATGCGCGAGGTGCGTGAACAGTTCTACGACAAGGATTTCATTGACAAGATAGACACCCGGCCAGAACTCCTGTGTTTCAAGAATGGCGTCATTGATTTCAACGCGAAAACGTTTCGCCGTGGACAACCCGATGATAACCTGTCGAAAACCACGAAAATCGATTACATCCCACTGGACGATGAAAAACACCGCGCACTCATCGCCGAAATCAATGATTTTATGGCGCAACTCTTCCCCGAGCCAGAACTCCGGAATTATATGTGGGAACATCTGGCGTCCGTTCTTATCGGAACCAACCGCGAACAAACCTTCAATATTTATATCGGTGGTGGCAGTAATGGCAAGTCCAAACTCATTGAATTGATGTCGGCGGTTATGGGCGAATATAAGGCGGTCCTTCCCATTACGGCGGTTACACAGAAACGCGCGATGATTGGCGGTGCGTCACCGGAACTCGCCGTTCTCAAGGGTGTGCGATATGCGGTGATGCAGGAACCGACGAAGGGCGACCGCATCAATGAAGGTATTTTGAAGGAAATTACGGGTGGAGATGATATGACTGCGCGAGCCCTCTTCAAAAACACGATTTCGTTTGTCCCGCAGTTCAAGTTGGTTGTGTGTACGAATGTGCTGTTTGACATCAAGAGCAATGATGACGGAACGTGGCGTCGTATTCGCCTGTGTCCTTATAAATCGAAATTCTGCGAAGAGCCGAAAACCGACGACCCGGAAGAGCCTTATCAGTTCCTTATCGACAAGAACCTGGATGTGAAAATCAAATTGTGGGTAAATGTATTTATGGCGATGCTCGTCAAAAAGGCATTTGAAACAGATGGACGGGTAAAGACGTGTGCGGCCGTGACTGCGAGCAGTAACAAGTATCGCAATACACAGGATTATCTGTCGGAGTTCTTGCGCGACAAGATTCGCCCCGCAGACGAAGAAACGTATATCAAGAAGACCGAAGTATACGAAGAGTTTAAGAAATGGTATGTCATTCAACACGGCAAGAATATCCCGAAGGGCAATGAGCTATACGATTATATGACGAAGAAGTTCGGGAAACTGACGACCAAGGGGTGGCGGAAGTGTCGCATCCTGTATGAGGATGACGAGGGAGGTGATGGCGATAGTGATGCGTAATCTAGCGCCAGAAGCGCACGCTCGCTCGTTCTCACTCGCGCCAGAAGCGCACGTTCTTCAATCCAACCATTTCAGTTATTTTCGTAAGCCCATTTAACATCCACAATACAACCGGTAAGATGTATTTCGGATATATTCCAAGTAGTATCAATATAATAATGTTGCGTTTATCGTAAGAACCGCCTACGGACGAAAAGAAATCCCGCAACGACATAACAAGAAAAATAACAAACACCGCGTAATAAAGGAATCCGACGAGGTCTTCATAAAAGGCCAGACTGTTATATTCTTCATAATCGTATAACGCGTTTTGCTTGTAAAGCGCAATATTTTTCTGTTGATTATTCATTATCGATGTAATATCCGAATCGTCGAGCAATAATTTTTCCAACTCTGCGGAAGAGGTATTGGCGTCTGCGCTATGTAATTTATAATACGTATTCAATAACCTATCCGATTTATCAAATAGAGTGTTAATCGAATTGATGTATTCGTCTTTTGCTTTATTGGCAATTTCGCATTTGGCTTTATTTGCCTCCTCGACCCCAGCACAATCTGTATAATATTCGCCCCAAGGAAGTATCGTCTGTTCGTCAGTTGCTGATATTGAACGCGATGCGTCTTTATATCGGGGCAATCTTGCGTTGAATTTTTTTACGGCGGGGGTCGTGCCAGGGACATCGCCATTCGCAACCACCGCCGAATCATTATAAAAATCAAACCCCTCTTTAAGTTCATCGCCCCCCAGTCCCGCAAAACCTTCTACGCCGCCGCCGCGGCCTCCGCTACCGCTTCGGACTTGAAACCCCTGCGGCCCTACCGGCGGATAAATATCCTCTTCCGCTTTCTTATTCGCACGCGCGCGCCGGTCGGTTTCGATATACTGGTTCGCCTTTTCAGATAAATCGGCGCCACTCTTCTGACACTTCTCTCGCGTATCTTTCCATACTTTATGCGCCTTTGCGATTTCGTGACTCTGTGCCTTTCCATCTACTAAAGCCGTGTATTTCACGCTGGTTTCCTTGATATTGTTGTCGCATTTCATATACAAGTTTCGCGAATGGACCCATTCGGCGTGATGAAGACTCATCGTATATTTATCTTTTTCAGCACCGGTAAACCCACCTTGACTTATAATTTGCCGGACTTTCGTCAAGTCATTTTGCGATTTTTGAAGGACTTCTTCAATTGAGCGTTGCGCGTCGCTACCGCCGCCCCCGGAAATAGCCAACGCCGCGTCTTCTGTAGCAGCGGTAGCAGTCATCGCGGCCTCGCTTTGTCTTGCTTTTTGGTCCGTTTCAGGCGGAATATCCTCTGCGTCACTAAAATCTATACCCATTTCGGATGTTTTTAATATAACTACTATATTTGTTAGATTAAAATATGATTGTATTTATGCCGTCGGCAGACCGGATATACGTAAACCATACGGGTTTGTCTCTTTTGATGTAGATACAATAACATTGTGGCGTGAACTAAGGATAGCACTCGGCGATACACTAATACCGGTTATGATTATGGAAACCGTATTGGGCACATTGACATTCGCAGTGATGACAATTGGGTTTTTCAACATCACAGCATTGACGTTGGATACGGTTGTAAATGACGCACCCTGTATACTCGCGCCGCTACTCGCAGGAGTAAATACATCAGCGGGTAATGTTATCGTGACTGTGTTGCCACTCACCAACGCCTGTGTAATCTTCATTGTAATTGTTAAAGTGCCCGTTGGAGACCCGGGCGTCCATACCGCCATACTTCCCTGTGTGATAGAAAGCGCCCCACCCGAAGACGCACATAGACCTCTCGCCGCATCCCACGTGGTTCCGGTATCACAGCACCCCGGGCCATAACACGCACCACTCATTCCCAAATCCATCGGCTTGGACGGGTCCGCGGTTTGTTGAACAAATTTATTATTCATATCGTCTTCATTGAAATTCCAGTCATATTTGTCGAATTCGTGGTCGTTGCGGCGCATAATATCAAACACCTGCTTTCCGATGACAATACCGCCCATCGTAAGAATGAAAATAACGCCTAAAGTCGAAATCGACGCGGGTATCAGTTCTTTATTCCGCAATACGGCCAATACAATAAGCGCGACGGAAACATAAATGATATTCTTCATCACTTCAGTATTGGCTTCGTAATTGCGCGTGTAATACGTATTCACTTGAGCCATACGACGTTTGTTGGTATTATCCTGCGAAAGTGTCGTTGCGTTCGCCGCGGCACGTTTCCTCTCTTTCGCGATAAAGTCAATCGCGGTTTTCTGGGCTTCATATAGCGCATCGGAATCAAAGACCTTACCGGCTTCTTTGATGGTTCCGTAGGTATACGCAAGAACGTTGACAAGTGCGGAACGGGCATTCAGTAAATCGGTATTACTCGGTGTATCCCCTGTGGCGAGACGTGTGTTGATAATGCTGATTGCGTTACGGATTTCTTGTGCGGACGGACCTTGACCAGTTGCCAGTTGAGATAATGACTGAATTGTAATTGGTGTTACGACAGCGGTTGATTCAGAAGTTGTTGTGGTTGTAAACGCAAAATTAGAAATCTCGGTATTCCCCTTACTTATCGTTGCACCTGCCATTGATATTTTTACGACTGAACTACTGGCGAGTGAACCAGTTAATGTAAATGTAACAGTTGGCCCTGATATGGGTGAAGCGGTAAATGAAACGCCAGTATCAACCGGAACAATTACGGCAGTATAACTACTAGCAGTCGCACTCATCGTTACACCTGTTCCAGTAGGCCACGATACAGTAATGGCTTGGTTGGCGGTCAATTGGGCACCCAACGTTACATTTAATACGAAAGTTATACCGGTTAAGTCAGCCGCATCCGTGGCAGTAGGACGTGCCCAACTCCCTGGCGACAAAACCGTCAACCCCTCAACATAACCGCCGCGGTAAAGATAGTCTTTGAATAATTTCCCGGCGCATAATACGACAATCGCGAATAAAGCAAGCAATATTTGATTTTTTTCACTGATTTGATATGCCATTATTTATATAATGAGTAGTTACAATCCATAAATACTCGTGATATTATTATTTCTTCCCGCCAGTGCGTGCGTGCGTGCGTGCGTGTCTGATTCCGCCTCCTGTGGCCGCCGCTGGTGCCGCTGGTGCCGCTGGTGCCGCCGCCCCCGCCGCCGACGCCGCCGCCGTCCCCGCGCGTCCGACAGCATCCCCCACTTTATTCACCGCATCGGTCGCAGTTTCACCGACTTTATCCACCAGCCCCTTCGCGCCTTCCACCGCCCCCGCCGCAGCCTCATTTGCCGAAGAAACTAAATTATCGGCGCCTTCGGTGATACCCGTCGTCAATTTCTCACCGGCTTCTTTCAATTGTTCTCCCGCCGAACTCAGCGCTTCCTTAACATCACCTGTCCTATCCGTGATATCATCCGTTTTCACACTTCCAACACCGAACAACCCGAGAATATATGCGAATAACCCGCCCTCGCCGTCCCCCCCCTCGCCGCCATCGGCATCGACGTCGTCCTGTCCGAATACTTCCTTCAACTTCAAAAGAGCCATAACCGCTAAGATTGCTAAAATACTCCAAAGAATAAATTTATATGATTCAGCAATCAAGAGTTTATTACTCTCTTCGGTCATTGCGTGTAAGCGTTCGCGCTGATATTCTGCGTTGGCAATTTTCTTGAGGTCACCTTGGACCGTCGTCATTGTGGCAGCATAATTACCCCCGGAAATATCTCCGGCCATCCCCTCGCGAAAACCGGTAAAAGACTCCGCCGTCGACTTCGTCGTCACCTGTGCGCGGTATTCCGCCGTTTTCCTAGCGGTGTCTTTCGCTACTTTCTCTGTAGCGTTAATCGCGGGGGTTACATCCGGCATCGTCAATTCCCCCTTTTTGGGAATAAGATTTTTGACGTTACACTTTATATCGGGCGACATCGCGCCTGTATCCGGGTAATGCGCGTATTGCCCACTGTCGACTATGGTGTACGCGCTCTTACACGCTTCATCCACGATGGTCCCATTGATGGTCGGCACTTTCAACATCAGTTGCTTCGTCTGGTCCGCAACGCGCAATCCTGCCGGATACATTTTCGCCCGGTCTTTCAATTCGCACTTGCCGTCCGCGGATCTCCCGCTTTTTGTGTATACAAAACCGCCGCATTTCTCGTCATCATCGCACATACCACGGCATTTCTTCATTGACGCAGAAATACTTTCACCAATCGGCATCGTCCGCAAACGACGAACATAGTCAGGTGGGTTCGTGTTAGGAAATCGGTTCGCATCAACCGAATAGACCTCAATATCTTTTAAATTATACCGTTCATACGAACCCCCTCCTCTCCTAGGGACCTCTTTAAATTGGTTTAATCGGTTTACTAGGTATTTGCCTCCGCCGGTATTGTTATAATTATTCCAATTGGACGGATTGAATTGACCCTTGTTTCCTCTATAATATTTCTCTTGACCGTCGGACGAAACCATTTTTGTATATCCGTCGTCTTCAATGACATATACGTGCCGGCCATCATCGAGGAATTTGATTTCGGCGAGGGTTTGACGATTCACCGCAGGTCCGTATAAGTTTGCCATCTGGATTTTTCTTGTAAACGGTGCGGTGCGGTCGCTTGCGACATAAGAATATGAGTTCATATACATCCAATCTCCGCCGATATGCATATCGTGCCCGCCGCCAAAGGTGGGTAAATACGACGCGTTCATATACGTCGCATGCGCTCCTGCGCCCCCTGCGCCATTCTCCGTTGTATACTTCCTCGTCCCGTCATATAAAAACGCGGTCGTATCATTTACATACCCCGCATCGGAGGTCCAACTCACGGAAGTATACGCGCCTAATACGCGACCATCGTTTATTATCGCGCGCGTATACGTCGGTCCTTTATTATCGCATAACTGATGGAACTTTTGCGCCGACCATCCATCACGACTCGCCTTATAAAGCAGGTTGGCCGCATCACTGAAACTGCCAGGTGTTATTTCCTTGAGACCATATGAACTCTCCGCCGAACGCGTATCATATCCGCCCAGGTTGATATACTTTGCGGGGTTTTCCTTGGTGGGTTTAATGAACGAAAGTGCGGACGCCGGATATTCGTGTCTCTCGCCATTGTGGTCGATATACGCTATTTTACCGATGGAACTGCGCCCATTTGCGTCGACACCCGTCGGCCCATCTCTTTTCAACGAATAAAGCGCAACACTCTCCTCTCTGTTTGTGTTCTTGCCGTATAATCGTTTCAAATTGGTCGTCGGATATGGCTTCATATAACCGTCTTCGTCATCTTCCTGGTTTCCTACCGTGTGGCATTTGGCAGCGGTTTCGTCTAATGTGAGTATTCCGTCAATATCTAGTTTGTCCGTCGTCCCCGTATAAACCCAGCAACCACCGCGATTATTCGGTTTCCCAAATTGGGGCGCAGATACTAGAAAATACGAACTACCTAAATCTTCCGCCCGACGCTTACATTGCGAAATGGACGCTTCAGTCAAATCATCTTGGACGTTGAACCCGCGGTTCGCAATATCGCTGTCTTTTACGTTTTTGGCGATGACATAGCACCCTATTTTGATGGGGTCATCGACGCGGAAATCCGCGGATGGGAGCTGGCTGACATACACATTGCCGCGTTCATTTCCGCACGAAAACAGCCCCATTCCTTTCATACTATTTTTGGGGTCACGCACTGCGTCATTTACCAAGAGAAAAAGGGGGTTTTTACGGCCACTATCGTGCTCTGCGTATACCATATCAAACGGTTGAATGGTTTCCCACGTTCGGGCTATTTTGTGTTTCTGTATAGTTCCGGTCGCTGCGGGGCAACCCAAGACGCCGGCATTTTGCGTCATTTTATCGGTTTGAAGCCAACTCGTGGTGGGCGGCGATGCTGGCGCGTTCCATATTTGAAAAATACCGTCCTTGGTGATGTATCCATATTTTGTTACGCCCGCCGAATCGGTCACTTCTACCCATTTTTGGCGGCTATTTTTATTGCCTTTATCTATCAAGTTCATAATATTCTCGGACCGTGTAATATGGTCCTTCTCTTGTTGCGTGAATTTATTACTTTGCTCTACTGTATCATTAATGAATGTGGATTGGTTCGCATTCTTGCCGCCAATTCCCGTGGCGGGATTCGCTGGTCCCACACCCTCACCCGCATCCGCATCTGCACCCGCTCCCGCTCGACCAATCCCTTCTTTCAGTGAAACAGTATCAATCAAACTCTGAATCATATTTTGAAACTTCGCACCGATACTCAATGAAGAGCCAACGCCGCCGGTAGACATACCGATATCTTGGTCGTTGACGCGATTACCACTGGCATTTGCTTGCTTCATCAACGCATCGCGCGTCCCGCTTGAATTCTGAACGTGCCCTGATGTAAGACTCGCATTTTTTACTAAATCATTAGAATTTTGATGAAACATTTATTATATATAGTAATGAACGATTACAGAGACTACTATATATACCAACGAATATTATTACGACTATTCGCCACCGCCGCCGCCGCCGCCGCCGCCGTCTAACCCGTCTTGAAGCCCTTTCATTCCCGCATCAAACTCCACGAAAAAGGATTTAAAGGACGCGTAAAAGAAAATGACGAGTAATAGAAAGAATGTCACCCCCACCCACCATAACTGCCCGGTCCAGAATTCGGGGTCGGATAAATAACGTATGACCATCAATATATTTCCCTTCATATCCCACCCAAATGACGAAAGAATGAATACGATGACCACTATCGTGATAATCCACCAGTTCGTCCACCAACCTAGTGGAATATAATTTTTAAGCGCATCTATCTGGTCGATGATTGGCAATTTGGATGTATATGACGCATACCCGATAATAATCGATATCGCGATAACAATGTAAAAAATGAACCGGTATTTTCTTGCGCGCAGTGTTGTCTGGCCGTTTATTTCTGAATACACATTATTCATCTCTTTGCGTTTATCCGACAAATTATAATTCGTTGCTATCTCGTCGACATTGGTGTTCATATACTCGTTAATTTTTTCAATAAGTGTATTCGAATCGGTTGCCACAGCACCAAGTTCTTTCAATCCGATGTTGATACCCGTTCCCGATGCTGTGGCGATTTCTTCAACGAGAGAATTCACGCGTAATTGTAGGTCGTATAATCTGGATGCTTTGGCGATATTCTCTGATTCGTTTACACCCTTTATTCCCAATTTTGTATAAACGCCATTTTGGTCAATCGCGGTATTATTCCCCACCATAGTCACATATCCAGTGGATGCCGTGTTATACGACACATCCGTGCCAACGGCATCCCACATCAACCCATAGCAGTGGTTATCCCATTCGGGGCGTCCAATGTTCGTCCCCGCCACTCCAGTATATACAACAGCCTTAAATAACCGTGGGTTGTTTGCTGCCATATTCCAGCACTTTTGTGAATTTGTATATTTGGTGCCCCCACTAGCCGGAACCACCTTCCCGACATACTTCCAATAATCTTTGTAGTCTTCGCCGGGACTAACAACGAGTGGTGTCGCGGTAGAGGACATTGCGTTTATACCGGCATCGTTAAAGGTATATCTAGTATTAATACCAGTGGAACTGCCACCGCTGCTGGTGGTATCCGTCGCCGGTGTATATTTCTTCGTTATCTCCTCATATACTGCCGTGATCGTTTTCAACTCGGCCATATTTGTAAGTAATCGTGAATTACTCATTCTGGATACTTTGTATTGTATGTACTGATACATATAACATAGAATACAATCCGACGGGCGATGCGCACTACGTCATTATTACGTCATTTATGTCGCAGTATAGACCGTATCGGTATCATTACGCGTAATATCCACATCCAAATTATACGTATATGAAAAATAGTAATACACGGCAAAAATAACAATGAGCGCCATAATAACCACACCCAGTAAGGATACCCCGCCACCGTCGCCATTACCACCGCCGTCGCCGCCGCCGCCGCCGTCACCGCCACCCCCCGGCGATACAAACAAAAACGCGAACTTGAATATCATCAATATTGCCACGAGAATAATAAAGCACCAAAATACGTAAACGGCCGGATAATAATAATCCCCCAATAGTTTCTTTATTTGAGCTAAAATATCGTCGTCAAGCGACGCCCACTTTTCCGCAAACGTCTTCTCTCGTTGAATGATTGTTGTATTGGCCACATTATTCAGAATATTCTGATTTTCCTTCTTAATTTCCGCGACAGTATCGTCTATTTTTTTCTTAATGTCCGCCAATTTGGTATTAATGGAGGGCGCTACACTCGCGCGAAAACACTCGCTGCTCTCTTTCATCGGCGTGTCGGCCGCAGTCGGTATCGCGTTATATTGATTCGTGGTGAGAGATAGGGGTTCGCCTACAACGGCGGTAAGACACGATGAATGCCGTTTGTCAGGCCATATTCCCTTTTCGTATACGTGTTTATTGCCCTCGGCGTCTACCCACGCAAACACATCTTCGGATGAACTCGCGCCGGGCAGTTTGACATTTCGCGTAGTTATACACGGGCCATAATTCGCCATATCGTAACTCGCTAAATCCGAAAACTTGCTAAATCCGCCTCCGGCGCTACCGCCGCTGATATCGATAAACGAAGCAGGGGCTATTTTAAAGGGATTGGCTTTGTCATCGCTGGGAAGCGCATCACCGCGCGCAATCGTAGGGCACGTCTTACTGTCATATAATAATACCGATGACAAATCCTTATAGCGGTGGGTATGCCCGAACGAATTCACGAAATAAAAGGCGGCGGTCGCATCGGTCCCTGAATACGAAATATCGCGGACGATTTTGTTTAAATACTGACTGTTCGTCTGAAGAAACCGAGACCGCGTAAGAAGGTCGTCGGTATACAAGCGATACTGGGTCGTATATTCCGTCGTTAGTTCGCTTAATTTCTTCTCCAGGTCGAGCAGTCGCTGGCCTTTACCCGCGCTGGTTGTTCCGGTTGTGGTCGCGGTCACAGTGGATGACGACGACGCATCATTTGTCAGTCCTTCCTTATACGAAACGACCCCCACCTTCTGGTCTCGCGCCTGATATAATTCAGTAAATGGTTGGATAGGGTTCTTGTCTATATCATACCGCGAATAATTCACGAGGTCCCCCTGAAGTAGGTTTAAGTTCATTGATGTGCCGGTAAGCATTCCTTCTTGTGGCGGTTTCGCGCCAGGGTTGCTGTCCTTCGCGAATTCCGTCATTAGTGTGGCCATTGCTTTATCCAATCCATCGTCATTTTCCACGGTGAGACCTTCCTGCGACCCCTTCTTATTAAAATTGTCGAGTGAAAAGGGTGTCGCGTTTGGAAATAAAACTTCGTGCGACGTCATTCTGTATGTTATATATAACGAATATTATAACATACTACAGGCCACCACGCGGCCACCACGCGGCACCACGCGGCCACCACGCATTACCGTGTTGATGATGCGTAAGGACTACGTGTAAATAGATTACCGATACGCGAGCGCCCACTGCTTCCTAGCCCGATTCCACCAAACCGACTAAATAATCCGCTGCCGCCACTACCGAATCGCGTAGACAACCATCCACCAACACCGCCAAATCCAAACCCACCGCCACCGCCGCCACCGCCGTCTCCAAACGAAAAGTATTTATTTACGAGTTGCGTGCCGACAATAAAAATACCGACAAGTATCAAAATAATATTCAGGAATTTCTCGCGGTAGATTTCATTCTCTCGGTGCGCGATTTCTTCTATCGTGGTCTTGATTCCCTGACGTTTCTGGTAATTATTAAAATCACGAATATTGTCACTATTCTTGTCACTAAAATTCAACGTAGTTGAAACAATCTTCTTCCGGATGTCGCCCTCCAATAATTCTGTTACTTTATGTAGACCATAAATACCTTTAAAGATGGCAGGATTTGTAAAATCAGTAGCACTGGATATGGTGGTGGGATAAGTTTTATAAGTGTCCAGCGTCGTATCATATGCGCCCTTTAAAATTGCGCTTACAACGCCTTTGTATGTGGCTTCGCTAGCAGAGTTTGTCGTGAATTCTTTATAAAACCGATTTGTTGGAGCGGGGGCAGTCTCCCCCGTCATCAATAACGAAGTGGGTTGGTTTCGTAAATGAAATGACGGTGTGTGTTTTATCGTGTCAACCGTAGCGGTTGTGGTGTATTTTTCTGTAAATTCTTTATGTAATCTATCAACGATGCCGGTCGCTTTGCATAGATTGGTGAATGCGCCTGCGGCGTCGACCGTTATCGGTCTGCTAGTAGGGTCAAGTCTAAATTCCACCCCCGCCGCGCACGTCATTTTTAATACTCGTTCGTTCTCGGTGATATAACAGTTATATAACCGTGATAAAAAATAACCCAGGCCCGGCTCCGTCGCGCCTCCGCTGCTCCGCCGCCTCGCTTCGCTGCTTCGCTGCTCCGCCGCCTCGCTTCGCTGCTTCGCTGCTACGCTTAATTCGTCACACAATACCTATAGTATACACTCGTGACCGATGTCTTGCTTGACCTAGTAATCTTACAAATTTGCCCGGGACGCAGCCCAATCGCAAGCGCGACCGGGTCGTAGCGCGAAATGCTCGGCATCTGTTTCGTGTCGGTTATATTGTATTTCTTAAGCACCTGCTCCTGCTCGGCCTCATTTAATACAACGTGTTCAGGGACATACTGATGCTCCAGTAGATTGAACTGGAGCCGGTCGAGAGAATGAATCACGATGAAAATCCGGTCCTTTTCCCAAATCTCGTTGAGAATATTGACGATGGTGTCATTGACTTCCTGTTTCATAACGATAATAAGGGTGTCGGTGGGTTGTAGCACCTGTTCTAAATAGAAGAGGTCGTCAATCATATGATTGATATTCTCTCGGCGCAGTGTTTTGGCTAAATAATACTTGACATATACATTGCGTGTAGGATGGACGTCCTTTTCAGAAGTAAGCAGCATATCCAGTTGATTATTTGTATACATTGTCTGGACTTCCGCAACACCATAATCGGTGTAGTTGGCTACGTCCATTCCTTGTCGCGCGAGCAACTGAAGTAGAATATTGCGGGACTTGAATAAAGTTGAAATGGTTCCACTGCTGACGTGTGCGACTGACATAATGGAATGAAATGGAATGGAATGGATGAATGAATGAATGGATGTATTATATAATAATAACAAATCTTTATTATTCAATTTTGTCGCTCATCGACCGGCAATGTTGTCGCTCATCGACCGGCAATGTTGTCGCTCATCGACCGGCAATGTTGTCGCTCATCGACCGGCAATCTTATAGCTTAATTGATAATGTCTTCACGCCATCTGCTCCGGGAGTGCCCGCACCCGCGCCTCCAGTCTGTGTCTGTGCCCCCGGTGTCTGTGCCCCGGGTGCCTGCTGCTGCTGCTGTAATACAGCGCCCCCCGTTTGTTGTTGTATCGGCATCATTCCTGCCATTGGCATTGTGGCAACCACGGGTATATTCATTGTAGGCATCATACCACCACCGCCCATCATTCCACCGCCCGTGTATGCCGTCGCCGCCGACGCCGCCACTGCCGTCGAAGCCGCTGTTCCATACCGCGAACTCAAATAATTCTCAAGAACTCCCGACGGGATTTGTGGAATGAAGCGATTCGTCTGGGTGCCTCCGCCACTATGGGCGCTTCCGCCCCTCTGGGTGCCTCCCCCAGAGAACATCGATGTGTATTCTGGTGAACGCGGCGTGCGCGGTGTGTATTCGCCCCCGCTGCTTTCTGGAATATTCTCATCATTATCGCCATATTTATCAAGCATCTTTTCGTTAAATGAAGCAACCGCACCGCGCACACGACTCGCCTCCGATTCCGCCGCCCCCGCCAACGGCGTAGAACTCGTATATTCCGGTGTCTTGGGTTCGTAATCCATACGACTTTCCATCTCTCGGCGTATCGCATCCAATTTCAAGCGCTCATCCATTAGTCGCGTCATTTGAACCTTCAAGCGCTCCTCTTCCGCGACATTCCCTTCACGCTTCGCGCGGCCAATTTCACCAGAAACACGGTCGGTTTCCTTCGTATTGGTTTCAATATTACGCACATTTTCGGCCATCTCCACATTTACAGATTCTAATTCACTGCTCATTTTTCGTCGTCCGTGTTTTTCAATGAGGGCAATAATAGAAAGCACCCAGTTCAAGGGTTTACGCGTCTTTCGCATTTCTTCCACCATATCGCTTGGTGAAATCGGTGTGTCGTCAGGATAGACAAGCATTTCAGACAACCAGCCATCGGGATAACGTGTGGGATAATCGCCCACCCACTGGCGACCGCTAATCGTCCATTTCTCGGTGGGCTCGCCATTTTTATCCATAATCACGGATTCAAGAACGAGGTCTTCGCCGGTGATGTCGCTTACTGTCAATGGCGCCGCCGCCGCCGCCGCCGCAGCGCCAGCCGCCCCGCGCATCTGTCGCGCAATATCCGGCTTCAATGCGAATCGCCAACCTAAATTACGGATACTCTGTCTTGTATCAATATCCAAATCCAGAATAATCTCTTCCGGATGAACATCGGGGTCAAACGCGCCCTTTGCGCCAGCGGGAATAATACCCGCACTAGGTCGAGTATCGTATTCTTCCTCTTCTTCGCTACGACTTGGTAAATAAACGCGACTGCCAATTGCGGCTTCCTCTTCATCGCCGTCAGCAGCAGAAGCAGCAGAAGCAGAAGCAGCGACATTCGTTTTAACGCGCGGCTTCAATCCTGCCGCCACCCGATTTCTCTCAATAATATCGTCAACGCCCATCGCACCTCGACCATCCTTTATCACCTTGTATACATTATTGGAATACGACATACTCGGGAGTTGGTCGATATTGTCCTCCGTGATAATCCGCATTTGAACGTTCATAACAAGCAACTCCTGCATAAGGAGCTTCAGACAGTAAGGAATACGCACGATACTAAACGACCTACCGAACTTCGTCATATGGACGACACTGGCACCAGTCGCGCCCGCACCGTCCGCGCCACCCGCCTCCGTCAAACTCCCCGAATACTGAATCGGTCCATCCACCATCGGGCTCATAAAAAGATTCTGGTTTGGGTTATATATCGCAATCATACCCGACTTATTACAAACAGCCATATGATACTCGTCACCGCGCACCATTAGTGACTCGTTCAAGAAATGCGCTGCGCCGTGTCCCAATATACCATCGCGCTCCATTTCGCCCACACGAAGACCACCGTCATTTGCGCGGCCTTGGACGGTCTGGCGCGTGAGTTGTGTTCGCGGGCCCTGTGAACGATAATTGATTTTATCCTTCACCATCTGTTTCAGGCGCATATAGTAGGTGGGTCCAATATAAATATCGCTCTTCACTTGCTCTCCCGTCATTCCGTTGTATAATACCTCTGTCCCCGATGAATGATACCCGTATTCAGTCAAAACCGACCCGAATGATTCGTGTTTGGTTCCGTTGTTCGTATACGCGGTGCAATTTCCGAATCCGCCGTGAAGAACGCACGCCTTCCCCATAAGTGATTCAATCAGTTGGCCAATCGTCATACGTGTCGGAATCGCGTGAGGGTTAATAATAATGTCGGGTCGAATCCCGTCTTTCGTGAAGGGCATATCCTTCTCCGGAATAATCAGCCCGACGGTCCCCTTCTGACCGCAACGAGAGCAGAATTTATCGCCAATGGCGGGAAGTCGTTCTTCGCGGATTCGCACTTTGCCGATGCGGAAGCCGGTCTCACCCTCCGTCATAAATGCCTTATCTACGAACCCGAGTTGCCCCTTCTTTGGCATTGTCGACATATCGCGCATTTGTCCGCCGTCATTTTGGATACTAACCGACCCCATCCCGATAACGACTTTCTTATCATCCATTTCGGTGTTTTCGCGGATGAGACCATTGTCGTCGAGGTAGCTGTAATCATAACCGGGTTTGATACCGATTGCGCCTTCTTTCTGGATATTCGCGAACCGGGTATCGCGCTGTGCTCCGCGGACGCTACTGCTTTCTTCGCGTGCTTCATACATGTTATAATACGTAATCCGAAACATTCCGCGCTTGATGCTTGCCTCATTGAATAAAATCGAGTCTTCCACATTGTATCCATTGAACGACATAATCGCTACGATGGCATTGAATCCACACGGGTGTTCTTCGTGGTTAATGAGGTCCAGGTAGCGACTCTTCACGATGGGGATTTCACCGTTATTGAGGATGACGCCCATTTTATCAATACGCACCTGGTAGTTGCTGTGGTAGAGCGACGCGGCTTGTTTGGCTTGTCCGCACCCAAACACATTACGTGCGACTGGATTATTTTCCGGGAAGCAGATTTGGTTTCCCATAACGCCCATTACTAGAGACGGGTGAATTTCAACGTGAGTGTATTGTTTTCCGTCGGCGGATAGAACGGTGGCGCGATGGCGACGACGACGACTGCTACGGCCGCGGCCCTTTTTCTTCTCGGCGCGGCCTTCGCTGCCCTTGCCGCCACCCTTGCCGCTGCCCTCGCCTTCGCTGCCCTCGCCTTCGCTGCTGTCCTCCTCGCCTTCGCTCTCGCTGCTGCCCTCGCCGCCCTTCGCCCCCGCCGGTTTCTCGAACTTGTGACTCATTGAAATCAACGTGGACTCCGTCTCCGAAGTGTCGAGATACTCGATAATCGCCTGGGTCGCCTTCAGCCGCCGAAAATCCTCAATGGTATTCACGCGCGCGACATCCTCACTCACTTTCTGCTTAACAGACAACGCAGATGTATCCGTCGCTCGTCCGTAAAGCTCGTCAATAGTGTAATAATTACAGTGGGCTGCCTGAAACGTGGGGTCCGATTTCGCAGTAAATCCCGTCGTCATTTGTGCCCAAGACGCCTTGCCCGCGCGTATCATCTCCAGGATTTCGTCCTTGTCATAACTAGGACGCCCCGTCTCTTCGTCGATGTAGAAAATAGGACGGCACAGACGCCCCGCATCCGTGAATACGTGAATCTCGTTGTTTTTGATATTCCACGAACAGCTCACGTAGATGGGGATAAGCGCATTACGACGATGAAGCCGAATAAGTCGCATCGTTTCTTCAGGCCGCGTCACCGCGCCCACCCATGTCCCGTTTACGAATACTTTTGTGGTATAATGAAGAAACATCCGCGTGCATTCTTCCAATAAATGCATCTTCGTGACTTCGCGCAACCACAACGTCATTGGATACGCCGAACATTGATTCGTCACCCGCGCCCCAAACGCGAGATGTTTATGAAACCCGATATTCGCACCATCGGGTGAGTCTACTGGGTCAATCATCCCCCACTGCGACCCGTGAAGCATACGTGGCGCAACCACTTTCGCGCTACTATCCATCGGCAGGTTGATTTTACGCAGATGCGATAGAAACGAATTGTATGACAGTCGGTTCAAGTCCTGGATGACCCCGATGCGTTTCGTATGGTCGGTCGCGCCCCAATTTCCTTTAAATGCTTTTTTGAACCCGTTCTCTACGATGCGTTCTCTAAAAAACTCTTGGTAGTTCATTTGGATGAGACCGATGAAATTCTTCTCGTATTTCTTGGGGTCTTTGAAATACTCGCGGTCCATTGCGAGACGGATATGCTGCTGTTGAAGCGCATAGTATTCCTTGAAGAGGTCGAAAATGAGCGACCCGCTTAATTCGATGCGCTTGAATTTGAAGCTGTCGCGGTCGGTGGGTTGGTCGATTTTGAGAGATACGCGGAGTAACTTATACACCATATTCCCGAGGAAATACGCCTTCTGGATGTAATTCGTCTCGCCCACCTGGGGTAGGAAATAATTCATCAGGATATCGTGGACTTGCGGGATGGTCTTGGATTTGGTGAGAGTCGCAATGAATTTAATCGCGCCTTCCTGTGTGAATATTTTATTCGCGTCGTGAATAGACGGGATGAAATGGTCGAGGAGTTCGGCGTGCTCGTCAAGGTCAAGGAGGCAGAATTCTAAAATGTCCCGGTCCGAGAGAACACCGAGGGCGCGCATTACGATGAATAGGGGGACGGGTGAACGCACATTGGGAATATTGACGACGATTTGTTTGTTTGTTAGAAGGGTAGTCGGCGCGACGATACGGACAGACAACGTTCTCTCGGGTTTTGAAGCGTCCTCGCTGACGGTGCGGACATCGGCGGCGTGGGTGTATACATTATCCGAATTGTTTTCACGGATATAAATCATATTGTCCGCGAATTTCTCCTGGGAGATAATGGTCTTCTCCTTGCCGTCGATAATAAAATAGCCGCCGTAGTCATTTTTACACTCGCCCATATAGAAACGGGCTTTCGGTTCAAGACCGTGGAGAATACAGTGATTGGATTGAATCATAATGGGGAACCGGCCGAGGAGGATTCTCTCGAGAGTGGCGGTGGTGACCTCGTATCGCGTGCCCGTTCCCTCGGGTTCGCCGCCGCCGCCGCCGCTCCCATTTGCGATTTTAAACACGACATCGATGTCATAATGTATCGTCGTCCCATAGGTCATATTGCGAAGCCTGGCCTCATTGGGGAACATATAATGCTCGCGGTCGTCGTCGTAAATAATCGGTTTTCCGAAATAGACTTTGTCGCCGTTTTTTCCACCTAAATACAATTCACAGCGAAGATTGAACTCCTGTGTGTCTGGGTCTTGTTCTTTTTGAAGAATAATCGGGTTTCTCTCGCGGAATATCTTGAAAATCCCCTTGCCGAAGAAGTCGTTATAGGAATCGATATGATGACGGACCAACATTTGAGGGTCATCTTCAAATAGACGCTTGATGACCTTCCAGGGTAACTCCGGGTCAGAATCCATTGTATGTATATACTGTTGCTATTATATACCTACAAATTCATAATAAATAATGTTTATGTCCGCTTCGCGGCGCGGCGCGGCCCGGCCCTAAAACCGCATTCCGCCAAATGCGTCATTGTTTGGTCCGATGACTATTGCGACACTCTCCTCGTTTTGCTTATGCGTGTTTCTTATCTCGGCTGCGCCAAATAATAAGAGTGCGAGTAATAAAATATAAGGGAAAAGCAGGATAAACCACGCGAAATTGGCGTATCCGCGCGAGCAGATGAAGTCTAATACCCAAGTCCAGAATACCAAGAATAATATCTCCACAATGAAAATCGTGGAGGTGTTTGCGACATTACAGCTGACATTTCCGAAACAATAATGGTGGGTGTTTTCCAGGTTGTCAAACAACATCCCGAATAAGGAGACGACGGAGATGATGAAAAAAATGAGGGCGGGGGTGCATAATGACCGCACCCGGTTGATAATACCGTCCATAGAATGGAATAATGGAATGGAATGGAATAATGGAATGGAATGTATATATTAGTATTTTACAAAAAAATAATAATACGAATGATCCGTTGCTCCGTCGCTACGCGACTCCGTTGCTACGCGACGCTACGCTAACTGAACTGCCTGTCCGATGGGTTGAATTGTCGGGTCGGAAGAGCGGAACGCAGTGGAAGCACCCTGTAATGTATTCATCGCACTTGCGGGCATTCCTATTATATGGCGGAGACCGATATTAGCGACTTCAGGTAAATATGCGGCCATTCCGCCGCGTTGTTCTCCGATGAAACGGCGGTGACGGGGGCGACGACGACCTCGACTGTTCTTTTTGGTTCCACCGAATTGCCCTTTCTCTACGAGATGGTTGCTGCTTTGCGGTGGCGCCATTGTCGTGGTATTCAGTGAGTAATGATTTCCGTTAATGGATTGAGGAACACCCGAAGAGGCACTTCCTGACGTTTGCGGATGAACATCGCTAGGACCCCAAGGCCAACCACCCGTAACACTACCCCCGCCGGATTGGCATCCTCTCTGGAACCATTTATTGTGTTTTTTTTCGGTCCGTTTGGATTTACGCCCGCCTTTACAGTGGCGTCGACGCTTAGAAGACGACGACAGCGACGACGACGACGACCTTTTACGACGTGTATGATTCTTTTTACTTGCCATTTATTCTATATATAGATAGAAAAATAAGCGGTCGGCAGTCGGAGACTAAATAATATCCACATGGGTGAGCATATGACGGCGGCAACACATCTTCGTAAGTCCAAGTGCGTCCATAACTTCGCCTTCCGGCGTCTTGTCGATATATTCCGCGGTGAGGTAGATTACCTTGTCAACATCGAGGTCACGCGAAAGCTTTATTTTACGCACTTCTGCTAAATAGTAACGGTATTTGTCGGCGAGAACTTTGCCGCAGGTGAAACATTTGACGGGGATAATCATTGTAGGGGATAAACAGGCGTATTGATATATGATAATACATTGTTTTTATATATCAATTTTTATTGAAAGAGCGACATAATCTTATGGAGTTGCGCCGGGTTTTGTCCGTTGAGTAACGATGCGATATGTGGGCGTCCTTTACGCGTCGCCGTTCGTGACGGCGACGGTGACGACTTCGGCGACGGCTTCGGCTGCCACCCGCCACTCTGCTGCTGCTGCTGCTGCTGCTGCGAGGATTGACCGGTTGGATTCATTATTATACATTACCAAAACAAAATATTGCACGCGCGCGCGGCGCATCTACCTACCCCCGAACCGCGCCTCGTTTCATACACCCGCGCCCACCAACACACTCTCCTAAATAATAATAGTATGCGACATCGCGTTCATTGTTATTGGCGTCTTTCATATCAAACGGCCGCTTCGCATTCCCCGCCACGCATTTTCCGGGGATTTTCGCGCCATCCGATCTGCCGCTAGGGTCCGTGACATTCGCCTCCGCCGTATTCATAACGACCGTCGGGTCATTATCGCCTTCAAACCCGGTATATTTCGTCCATCCACAGCAACATTTCGTCCCGCACATTTGGCGTGTGGTTATGGAATTACACGCCCTCTCCATTTCTTCCGGGGATTTCTGGTTCATCACACAAAAGGAATCGCTACACTTGGTATGGATTTTCTCTAATTCGTTTTCCGTATACGCCGCCCCGAATGCCTCCCGCAATTCATTCTGCATACTGATTGCGGGGACTGTCCACGGGACGTCGGTGGGGAGAGTTCGGCCGGTATTGGGCTCAATATATACTTTCTTCTCAACGACGCCTGCTTCCGCGCTTCCCGCGGCTCCGACTCCGACTCCGGCTCCGCTGCTTCCGGCTCCGCCTCCGCCTCCGCTGCTCCCGCGTCCGCTCCCGCTACCGAATTCAATATATAA